AAGTTCCTAAATCTACAGCAGTTCCACCAGTAGCTGCAATAGTTTTAGTAACACCGTTAATCTTAACACTATGTGTATGACTATTTGCCGACTTACCACTAAGAAGTGAATCTACACTACTTTTGGTATAATAGTTAGCAAGACTTTGGTGAGAAGTTAAAAATGTAGCACCTTTAGTAAATGTAATACCCTTTCCGCTTTTAGATACAGACGTGATAGCATTACCACTTCCACTTACAGATATTGCATTAACGTAACCATCAAGTGACTGATGACTAGTTAAGAACGTACTACCTTTAACTACGCTGATAGTAGTACCATTCTTGGTGACAGACGTAACCGCATTACCGCTACCGCTGACAGAAATAGCAGTAGCACTACCACCTTCCAAGCTAGAGATACGAGAATCAAGAGCCTTGATGGAGTAGGCAGAGGCAATCTCACTCAGCGATTCTGATGTAAGCTTCAAGGCACTTGAATAACTCTTCACACTGCCGTTCAAGCCGCCACCACCGCCCGTGGTAGATGCTCCTGCTCCGTATGCCGTGATACCACCTGTTGCGTAGATGTTGCCATCAACCTTGATTGCCTTGTTAGTTGAGTCGTAGGAGATTTTGATACCGTGGAAAGTGATAGCCCCCTCGAAGGTAGCATCGCCCGATACACCAAGTTTAGAGAATGGAGCGTTTGGCTTCAAAGACACAAGGTCGGCAACGCTTGTTCCTGCACTTCCTGCCTTCCAAGTCGGCTCGAAGAAGATGAGGTATGCGCCAAGATTCTTTTCGCTGATGATAAACGATGTAGGGTCTGCGTGAACCTTTCCGCTCACATCCCACCAGATAGCACCATTGGCAAGGTAGCCAGAGCCGTCGAAGCGGATGAGGGAGGTTGCAGGGGTAAGATTTCCGCTATTATAGTCCTTATCCACCATCTGACCGCCCCACCACGTTGCGATACTCTTCTTTCCTCTATTCGGGTCTATTGCTCCGTTGATACCGCTCTGAACGTTTCCGTCTCCGTCTCTCAGCGCAAGGAGCGTTGTCATTACAAGACCACCGTCAATATCTGTAGTCTGACCGAGCGCATCCTTGAGATACTTGTAACCTGCGAGGTCTGTGATATTCTGCTTCAAGTCACCATATATCTTGCTAGTGATATAGGCATTAGCCAAACCAAGTTTGTCATAGAATGCGCTGTATGCGGACTGAAAGTTGGTGAACTTCGTTCCCACGGCTGAGACGATAGTAGCCTTGCCGTTAGTATCAGACGCATTGTATCTCTTAGAAATATCTGAGAGATACTTGATGAGTTCCGTCTTGGCAGTAGAGAGGGTAGTGAAAGCAGTATTAAGGTCGGTGAGTTCTTTTGTACTCTTTAACACCTCTGCTCCCTTCACTTCATTGTACGACTTCTCGGCAGCTGCGAAAGCATCTTCAAGTCGCTTGGAATCCTGCGCCATAGCCGCAATCTCAGAAGGCTCTAGATAGCCATCTGTTACGTAGTTATCGAATGCCTTTTTGTTGTCAGTTACGGTAGTTCCTAATTTGCTGATGTCACCCTGCGCCTTTTCTGCCGCCTTCTTCGCCTCTTCCGCTGCCTTCTTTGCTGCGTTAGCCACGGTGTCATCTGTGTATTTGGAAGCTTTAATCCAATCGGCAATAGCGAACTGAGAACCAGCCTTCTTGTCGGTCTGGCAGCGCAACACCTCATTCTTGTATGTACTTCCGTCAGACGGATAGGTAGCATTAACCCAAATATCACCCACTTGATATGGCGGTGTAGGCTGACTGCTGAACACCTTCATCTTTCCGTCTGCCGTTTCCTGCGCCTTACTTGCATCAGCAAGGGCTTTAGCAATGTCGGTGTCCGTAATGATAGTCCACTTGTAGGTATTCCCATCCTTGGCAAAGCGGTATGCCTTGCCCGTCTTGTTGTCGTAATACAAGTCGCCCAGATGGGTATCTTTATCCTTATTGGTCGTCCAACTGCTGGCTGGAGCATTGGTCAACGTAGGCACACCATCATAGAACCACGTTTCAATAGCTCCATCAATCTGATTCTGCAAGTCAGCTATGACCTGCGAGTTATTGATGATATTATTCACCTGTTCCTCGGTCAAGCCCTTCGCTGAGTTCTCTTTGATGTACTGAGACAATTCCTTGCCATCTACGGTTGATTTTGCGGAGAGCTTACCCTTGATGACTACCTGTTTGGTTGCGCTGTCATACTTGACGTAGCTGCTTCCCTCGTAACCATTATCCTTGGTAGGTCGGTCGCCTACATACATATCGCCATAAACATTGAAAAATGCCTTGTTAGTCTGCTTATTCACACCATATTCCACATACTCCTTATTGGCAAAGGAATAGCTGTTGATGCCGTGATAGAGGCTGATGGATGGCGAATAGGTATCTACCGCCGAGAAGATAAGGCAGTTCTGACGTTCTACATCGGTTCTATTACCGCACTGATTGAGCACATCACCTTTAGCAGGTACGTCGCTTGCCGTAGCGCAATCGGTATCAGAGAGGTCGATATAATGATATTTCTTTCCTTCCAGCTCTACAGGGTCTTCATCACGACCGATTACCAATCGCCAATAGAAGTGATTGCCAGCCTTGTGATAAGTGCCCTTGCGAACATTGAATGATTCCGAGCGCACTTGGTCGTTAACCGCGAAGTCGTTATCTACCTCATCACCATCCTGCTCTGCTAAGAAATAGCAACGATAAGCCTTCTGTGACACATTATTATATGTCACAGTAACCTCTTCTACCTTATGAGCCACCACACCGCCAGCAGGAGAGATTATCTCCTTACCACCGATGGTGGATGTTTTATTGATAACCAGCTCCTCGAAGATAGCCTTCATTCTTACCTCCAAGTAATCTGTGATGAGGTGCGAACGACCTTCTGCATCTGGAGTCCACGAGCCTCCGTTCTCATTGTTGGAGTTACCGATAAGCAATCCACTAAAGAACTTCTGCACCTTTTCCCAAGTGATCGTGCCGTTGGCTATGTCATCGTTTATCTTTGAGATGAAGTGCTTACTTCCCTCTGTTGCAATCTGGCCCTTGACTTGTGTAGTTGTCAATCCTGCACCTGTTCCGCCATTTCCACTTTGGAGCGACGATATCTGTTGCTGAATTTTCTGGATAGTTCCAACCTCCTTATCCTCGCGAAGAGTTATATCGTAGGTAGGAATCTTACCATCTTCTTCCTTGATTGTGAGCTGATCTATGGATATTACACCGCCAATTCTGAGGTCAGTATCCTCAAACTCCATCAAGTCTCCGGCTTTGAGCGTATCATGAAGACTCTTGATAACTCCTGTAGTATCCTTTTCAGCAAGATCATGCTGTCTTGCCATGAAAATCTCATCAACCTTAGGCTGATAGACGTACCTTGTGTAGTCGTTCTTGTCAATGAATGCTATGGCGTATTTAAGGAGCTTCAGAGACGCAGCATTGACATACGAATCAGGAAGTGTGATGCCGGTAAGAACGAAATGGTCGCCATTCTTGATAGGGTAGTCCTTGTATGGGAACCACAGCTCAAGAGCGTCGTCCTTTACTCTTTCAATAGTAAGCCTCCATCTTCCATCAATCTTGGCTGATGAAGCTACCTTGAATGTTCGTCCGCCACACATACCATCCTTCATCGAGATGGAGAAGTCGTCATCCTTTAAGTCGTTGATATCAAAGTCGATAGCCTTTTTAAGATAGATATCAACATTCTTTACGGTTTCATTATCGCCAAATCTTCCGTCATCATCAGGAGCCACACCCTCATCAATCTCATCAACACGTACGCCACCGATTTCCATCTCCTCGATAGTAGGGTAGATTTCAATAACTCCATTTGTCTTATCATCTGTTTCAAAGAACTGCGATGCAGAACGAAGGCCAATCTGCTCGATGTTGATAGAATCGATGTATGGCCTGTGCGGATCTGTGGAGAATTTATGCTGTCTCCCGGTAGGATTCACGTACTTCTTCTCTTCATTCGTGAGTGAGTTATAGAAATCGCTCAGCGATACATGAGGGAATCCAGGCAACATAAGTCTATTGATGGACATGTTGTTCGGAAGATTCTTTGCATACTCCTTCATAGATGAAGGAACAGCCTTCTTGTTGAGACCGGACGTGATATACATCTTTGTATTTTCGGCCTTGACCTGCGCAATAAACGCATCAAGCTTCTCCTTTGATTCCTCATCTCCGGTGTCAGTCTGTGTTCCCTTCAGCTCAGAATAGAATCTACATTTTTTAGAGTCGTATGCCTGTGTTACATAACCGGTAATCTCAGTTTTGAAATCAAATGTAACCTTAAGTACCCAACCGAGAGACTGCTCGCCAGTTTCCCCAGGAACAATATACTTTCTCGGATTCTTGAAATATGTTTCTATATAATCGAGGTCCAGTTCAAGTGTAACATTCGTGCTGGCCCCGACGACTTTCGTGATGTTCGCCACATACTTGACACCGAGGTCCGCATAGTAGTGAGAAGGAAGATTCTTCTCGGAACCATATGCTCTTAGTCTTGTAACGACACTCTGATCGGAATCAGCGTTCTGAACAATCTCATAGAGTCCGTTGCCGAGTCCGTACTTGAAGATATGATTAGCCTGTATTCCGGTAGTACCGACATAGATGTTTCTTCCTCTGACGATGAAGTTTATGTCCCACTTCTCGTTCACAAGCGCAAGGGCTTGCCAACAGGTCTGCGAATCCACTGTAATGGACATCGATTCGATGACGTTATCGTCGGTTTTCTCACCATAAACCGACAACCACTCACTTTCAAGGGCTCCACGCTGCACGGAACGGTCCTTGTTTCTGGAGTAAATCTTCCAAAGACCTGCACCAATCTGCTCGTTTAAGCATGCCTGGATTCTGTCTAGCAAATCATCCAAAGTCTGTACATAGAATGGGAATTTCGGCAGGGAAGTGTAGTGAAGCTCGTTATCGTTCAATACCACATCGAGGAACTCTGCCCTGGCAAGCTCATCCTGCAATGCGTTGAACTTTACGCTGTCATACACGAAGCCCTCACCGTAGGTGTCAGGTCTTGCCTGCTTATCCTTGCCCGGCTCGTAGTTGAGCTCGAATCGCTCGCCACGATAGACAATATAGTCGCCTATCTGAAAGTTGATAGGCACTTCATGCTTGAAGTTGATAGTCAAAAAGCACTCACCCATCCAGGAATCAGAGTACTCCAATCCATGAACGGTTATCTGCTCTCCGTTAACGTCTGTCAGCTTCGAGCCATCCTTATGATAAATATTCCAAGCGCTCATCTGTATGCTATACTAAATTTGAAATATTGCCCTGTGTATCCTTAATCGGCTTAATATCAGTAACAGGGTCGTTAAACTTGAAAGTAATAGAGAGGACTAGCAAGTCCTCGTTATCCGGATCCCTATAGAGGTTTGGATCAATATCCTTAAGTCTTACATGCTGTCTTCCGATTCTATTGAAGTCGCAATACATCTTCATCATGCCTGACTTGCGGATGTAATCAATGAATGCCTTACATTTCTCGTTAGCGCCGAAAGCCTCGCCGTGGAACATAAACTTAACCTTATTCTCGTAGGCCGCCATATAGAGACCATCCTTTCCGATATACTCGTCGTCACCATGCTCGTCGTGCCACTCCCTTTTTGCAGGTTCCTTGACAGAATCACAAGGCTTGAACGGGTTCTCGCTAACGTACATACCGAAGTCGGCGATGGAGTCCTTCACCTCGTTCCCATCGCCTTCCTTCTGCATGTATATCCTGAAATAATCTTTCATACCTTAAATCAACTTTTTATAATTGCAAATATACGAAATAATACATAAATATGCAAGTAATATGCGTATAAATATGCGTTAATTGAACTTAAAGTCGTGTCTATCCCTAACATTGACTGGTCCGGTAGCTTTCACGACTGTTCCTCCGTATTGGTAGACGAAGCACTTTGCGGTATCTTCGCATTCAACATGAAGCTCTGCACCATCTAACAGATTGACAAACACCCTGGAGAATCCCTTAACCTTCAGGTAAAGTGAAGAGTTGTGCCTTACGTATATCTCTCCACTGTCCATCCAGTCATAGCTGATATTTGCTACACACTCTCCATTGAGGATGACAACCTTCGGATTTTGCAGGTCAACGTTCTCGTCAACATACACACCATGATCGTGAATGACATCACCAAAGTACTTCTTCATATCCTTGGTCGAAGGCCAGTTCTTTCCGATGCAGAAGTCAATACCCTTAACAAACTTCTCGACCATCTCATGCTTGGATGAGTTGTCATGCCACTCGGCGGTCCACTGAGCGCAAAGACCCAGTGAAACAGCCTCGTTCTTCATCCTGTCTGATAAATTTCTTTTTTCAAACATAGCTTTTACTTTTAGTTAATCCTTATACTTCTTGCGCCAGTCTCCTTAGTGATTGAGCGCATCCAGCTGTATATCTCGTCAAGTCTACCGTTTCTGTACTCAGCAAGCGTAACGAGTTGATTTATAGAGGTAAGCTGAGACCTTGCGATTACGCTTATCTCAGGTAGAACAGATTTAGTTAATTCCGTCAGCTGCTTGAGATTCGCATTGTCTTCTGCACAATATAATCTGATGGAATTAAGGTACGATGCGAGAAGGCCGATTTCTTCCTCATTAATGCCCTTAATCGAATTGGTCAAAGAGGAACTTCCGTTTTCTCTCAAATCAAGTCCCTTTTCCTTTAGAGCATCGAAGATACCGGTTAACTGAGGAACTACATTTTCGCCAACTTGGTAGAGCTTGTCCGCAAAATCGTCCATGTCGGTCTCATCAAGTTTACCCTTTTCATCAAGGATACCTGTAAGCCATTCGAGAGGTTTTTCAAGTGCCTTCTCCATGATTTTCTGAGATACAATATTCTTCGTAACTTCGCGAACCATTTCCTTGACCTTATTCTTGTAAGCCTCAACCGCATCTTCCCCCTTAGTCCATGCGCTCACAACAGTATCAGTCAGCTGATTTCCCCAGCTCTTCATATCGATAGAGTAAACGTCTTTCAGAAAGTCCTGTGCGAACGTCTTAATCTGCAACTGCATCTCCTTGATTTGCTGATCGTAGTCGGCAATCTTATCCTTGTCCGTCTTTTTCTTATCCTCCTCAGCTTGTCTCTGCTTTCTCAACTCGTCTTCCTGAGCGTGGAGTAGGGCGAGCTGATCTGCGTATGCGGATGGATTCGTTTCTGTCTTCATCACAGCATCATAGGTCTCCTTGCTGTAGTGGCTAAAGTTCTTGCCACCGAAGAAAGCCTTGCCCATATCAGTCTTGGAATAAGTCTCCCAAGCCTTATAGTCATTCTTGACATCGTTGAGCTTTTTAGTCGTATCAGAAGACCTCTCATAAGAATAGATTCCACCGAGTGTCTTTTCAATAACGGAACTGATATTGCTGGACAGGTTCTTCAGCTCATTCAGTTGCCTTTCTGCAAGCTTAATCTGTCTGTCGAGCTTGGCATCATGAGCCTTTGCAAACGCCTTGATAGGTGAGGTAAATATGCCGGTGACACCGGCAAGGATTCCACCAACGTTGCCGGACTCCGCGCTTGTTACCACCTTTGACAGTGAACTTGACATACCGGAGAATGTCTCGAAGAACGCAGAAGCGTCCTGCCATCCATCAGACTCAGTGTCAGCTCCGAGAAGGGAAGCAGTCTCTTTGATGTCATTGAATGCTTCACTCATTCCCTGGACATTCTGGTCGATAATGCTTACTACGTTAGCAAACTTATCAAGAGATTCTTTCGCCTTTGTTCCATCTTTAAACAGAATCTCAGCAGCCTTCATCATAGCCTTTCCGCTGGCGATCATACTGTCACCGCGTTTGATGAAATTTTCGTCTCCCATTTTGAGACCAAGCTCGCGAACCTTTTTGCCTTCGGCAATTTTGCTTGCCGCGAGCGTCATCTGTTCGCTGGCATCAGAAATCTTCTGCTCGGCCATTCCCTTCAGACCGCCATTAAGGAAAGTCTTCTTTGGACTCGTCAGCTTCGATAACTGCTCATCAAGCTGCTTGATTTCCTTGGCGTACTCTCTTGCATCAATGGCTCCGCTTTGTAGGGCCTCATTGATATTCTGCCTGATTCTTGCTCCGATAGTCTGAGCCTTATCCATACCGAGAGACACGATGGCTCCGTAGAAGTTGAGATAATCAGAAGAGTTCTTGAACTTGTCAAGTTTAACCTGACCAATCTCCTTGTCTCTCTGAATCTCATATCTCGCCTTGATACCAGGATCATTCGTCTTGCTAATAAGCTCGTTGTATCTCTCCCTTATCTTCAAGATTTTATCCTCATAATCTTCTGTCTTCTCGATGATGTCGGCGGCATCCTGCAAAGACTTAACGTAATTACCACGGAGTAGTTCTGTAATCTTCTTCCACTCTTCGTACTGATTTGGCAGCTTAAGCTTTTCCTTAGCTTCACCATCCGTCATATTGAGAGAGTTCTGAAGATTAAATATCTCATGGTAGTTAGCGTAATACTCGTCCATAAGAGATTTAGTCTTGTCATCCATCTGAAAAGCGTCAACCCATGCGGACTCAGCAAAGAACTTGCTGCCTGTCTTTTCGAGAAGACTCTTGTACAAATCCCAACGTTCTGACAGCTTGTTCATGGACTCATTGAAGTCAGCTGCCTTTCTCTCGTACTCCTTCTTGTCCTTCTCGTCGAAGAGCCACTCTGCAACCTCGCGATAGATAGAAGTTTGGAACTTCTTTCTCTCGGTGGTATTTATACTGAATCCTTCAAGGAGAGAATGGACAGCCTTCTGATAGTCGTCAAGATTAAGACCGGTAACCTCTGGGAAGAGATTGTAAGTCTTCTTCTTTGCCTCTTCATCAGACATTATGCTCTTGTACTTCTGGTACATCTGCCTTGCTGACTTAAGACTGCTTAGACGCTCCTGTAAACGCTTGAGCTCTATATCTTCTTTGCGACCTGAATTCCTGTTTCTTCCTTTCGGAACCTTATTGGACTTTTTGTCTTGCGGATAGAATTTATAGCCGAGACCTTCCCATGCCGCCTGATTCAAGCTATTGTAGCTTTCCCAAGCCTCATCTTGAAGTGCCTTAGATATCTTGCCGCGTTTAAACTTGTTCTCGCGGTTCTTATACTCGTTGTACCTGTTCTGCAACTCTGTTTGCAGGTTATTATCCGTATTGTAGTCGGAAGTTTCGTCAAGATAAGAATCGAGCATAGTCGCCTGTGCTTCTATCCTCGCTTTACTCTTTCCTGTCTTGGATAAATTTCTGCGGACTCTTTGCTGCATAGGCGTCTTTGGTTTCTCGACCTTGCCGCCACCTGCTTTCTTTGGCTGTTTTGCACCAGCCTCCTGATAGAAGATAGACTTCAAGTACTCACGAATCTGAGGAACATTCACCTTGCACGCATCGAGCATTCTTTCTATCATGCTCGCAAAGCGTGAAGAATTCCTGTTGCACCACTTCGAGAAATCTACACCGAACAGGTTGAATGACTTCTTAAGGAAGTTAATGATTCTAGGAATATTCTTCTTAGCGATATCATTTATCTGATCACTAACCTTGTTTGCCCTTATTCCTATTTTGTAAATGCTATTTGCAATATCATTGCTTCCGTTACTTGACTTCAAAACGAAAGAATCCCAATTTGCGCCTCCTCTTTCTGCAAGAATACGAATCTTCTCATCGAGAGACATGGCTCTTTCCTCTGGCTTCAGGAACTGATTAGCAACGCTATCCATTCTCGACTTTGTATCTTCGTCAAGTCCAGATAAAAGCGTCTGGTACTTGATAACCGCCTCGTTGAGGTCTTCGACAGCATCCTCCATCGTGTCTGCAAAAGGATTACCGGAACCCCAACCACCTGAAGCTCCAAGTGCTCCAGCAACAACATCCGAGTCGTTTGCTTCCTGCTGTGAGTTGTCACGAGCGGCAACTATTCCCTTATTGAGAATATCATACTGCTCGTTAAGATTCTTCGCCCTTGTAATCTGATCTTCTATTGTCTGTGTGTAATCTCCGCTGTTTCGAAGAAGCTCTTTCATTGAGTTTACTCGCTGTTGTAAGTCCGCGCTGTTTGCCGGCTTCTCATTTGCAAGCTCATCCTCGTAGTTTTTCTTCTTGTTGTATGCAGAATCCCTGAACCCCTTCGCATTCTCAGAAATTCTATCCATATCACTGCTGTAGCTTGAGAATGTCTGAACAGCTAGACCGATTGCAAGTCCCCACCAGCCGCCAAGCATCGTAAAGAGAGACTTAATTCCTCCACCTATCTTAGAGATACCCATATTCATTACGGCGGCAAATCGTGTTCCTCCGAGTATAATCTGCTCCTGTCTTGCTGTAATCTGCCCCATCACGGCAAGCTGTCTGATAAGTTCTTTTGTAACAAGACCTTCCTTGACAGCTTTCTGCATCTGAAGAACAGACATCTTCCCTTCAAGTGCAAGACGAGACATAGCATTCGCCCTTGAAGCGGTATCAGACAGCAAGTATGCCCTTGCCTGTACATTCTGCAACGCCTTCTGTTGAGTAATCTTACCTTCTGTGACAAGTTGCTGCTGTTCGATAGCGTAAGTCCTCAGCTGAGCATTCATCTGCTGAGTGTAGTTCTTGTTTATTGAGCCCAATCCGAGCTTACTGGAAGCCATCAGTCCAAGTTTCCTTGCAGCAAATATAGCTCCGAAAGAAAGCATAGCAGGGGACAGTTTATCAAGAGCTAATACTAAGTCTGTTACTCGGTTGATAATAAACGAGAACGTACCGCCTATGACATTCTTTCCTTCTGCAAATTTACCGAGCATAATATCCCACGCGTCGATAAGCTTATTCCAGCGACCAAGCAGTGTTTCGGACAACACGAGCTGCATATTGTAGAACTGGCCACCCTCATCAGTCATTTTCCACAGTACCTTCTGAACATCCTCGAAGCTTACCTGCCTTCCAGATATCATCTTCTTGACGTCTGCTTGGGTGTAATTCTTGCGCCCGTTCTTGCCTTCAGAATTATATAATTCCGTTATCTTCTGCAAGAGAGGAAGACCGGCGTAAGCGAACTGGCGCAACTCCTTACCATCGAGCCAAGAACGAGCCTTTACCTGGCCGAATGCCAAGCCCAATCGTCCGAAGTCTACACCAAGACCAGATGCAATATCCGCAAGTCGTTTTGTGGTATCATACAAGTCATTTGCTTCAACTCCGAATGCAGCCAGCTGCTTTACATCTCGGTTCAGCTCTCCAAACTTGAATGGAGACTGCAACGCAAGCTGCTGTGTCTGAGCGAACAGCTCGTCAGCCTTCTGTACATCACCAAGGATGGAGCGTAACGCAACATGCTGCTGAACAATCTCACCACCGGTCTGTACGATTGAATTAAAGAATTGCTGTGCGCCAAAGACAATACCTCCCTGTAAGAAGAGAGACTTGATATCTCCGACTATGGATTGCATCTTCTTCGCTTCAGCGTTTGCTCCGGCGAATGCTGCTGCGAGATCGTTTCGTGCTCTTGCAGCAGACTGAGCAATTTCCTGCTGACGCTTCTGTTCAAGCTCGATACCTTTCTGAACCTCTTGGTTTATTGCCTTTTGGTCTTGAAGTATCCTCGATGCTAAAGTGGTATCGTGCCCACTACCAATGTTGCCAAGCATACCTAGGCCTTCTCTCCAATTCTCCGAATTGAGCCTGTCTTTGATGGTTCTAAGATTTCTCATTAAAGAAAGGAGCCTGCTAATCTCAGCTTCTGCTTTACTAACATCTGCTCCGACAGAAATTCCTCGGCTGTATTCAGAGCGGAGCTGGCGAACCTTATTTCCGAGAGAATCATACCGACGCTCCGTGTTCTTCAAATCATTCTGGCGTTGCCTCTCTGCCTCTTTTGCCTCGCGTGCTGTGTCCTTTATAACCTTTGCATAAGTATTTGCTTTATCTATAGCATTAAGATACCCGGAACTCTTTACGACATCAGTTGCAGTGAGTCCTGTGATAGGATGAATACCTCTGTTATTCCTGATCTGTTCTAATTCAGTTCTGTATTTAGACAGCTCTGACAACGACTGACGTATGTTGTTCGTTGAATCGACTCCAAACATCTGTATGCCTTCACCATGGCGTTTGTTGATTTCGTCAATAATAGAAGATAACTTATAAAGTTCTCTCTCTGCCTTGTTTGCCTCAGTTGCAACGCTGTTAGGAAATATGTTGAATCCAGCACCTTCCTTGGACACCTCTCCGAGTATGCGGCCTATTTTGTACAATCCGTCCTGGACAGACTCCAACTGCTGGAGTTTTTTCGAACTGAAGAAATCTTCGCTTGAAAATACGCCAATATTACGACGTAATTCTTTAACGAAGTTGTTTAGCTTTTCAAAACTACGACCTCCCTTATCTCCAATACCTTTTGTTGCTTCGGATATTGCTTCCAAAGCATTCTGTGCCTGCTTACCAGTAGAATCAACCTTGTTTAATTCTCTGATAATCTTTTTGGTTTCCTCTTCAATTCTCGATTTTAGAGTGAGCGAGAAACTGAGGTCTCCCATATTTCCACCTGTCATATCCTGAATATTTTTAAATTAGAGTTTGTTGTTTAAGTAATCAGCAAGACTTATCTTCTTGCCAACGAGTCTTCCCTCATTCTTCTTTTTCTCCATCCACCTGTCGTAGAGGTCATCCATCTCCTTCTTGGTATGCTTCTTCGGACCGCCTTCCTTCTTGGCCTTTGGATAGACGACAAGAGGCTGGTCTGCAACCATGAGGTCAATCTGCGCTGATGAATAGCCCCACCAGTAGTCGTAGGCTGCAATGAAGTACTTGCGCTGAAAGAGGAAACCGAACTTCTCCGCTAGTGAGAAGGCTGCTCCCCAGCTGGTTCTGCTTGGATAGCTTTTGCTTCGCTCCTCGTCATCGTCATCATCACGTCCGTCATCCCGGTCGCTAATATGGTAGCCAGTGAGAATGCGTTCGATGGAATTTTTTTTTTAGAAACATCGAGGACTCTCAGCACCTCGGCCACGTCAACATCCTTGATGTAGTAGAGCCAGCGCCAGTAGATCCAATACAGGAATCGTATCTTCCAGATGTTGTTGAGGAGAATGCAGACGCAAATCTTGACGTTGCGCTTCCATTCGTTCTTCTCCTTTGCCCGGATATGGGAACACTTGCTCATGGTCCCCTTGCGAAGCCAGCCGAGCTTGTGCTTCTTTCCTCTGAACACGAACTCGGTAGGCTCGTCGTGCAGCACGCTGTCAAGCAACTCCTGCAAGTCCACTGAAGGCTGCTCAATTTTCTTTTCTTCTGCCATGATTGTATGTTATTAAATGAAGAAGGGCGGCACGGCTGTTGATTAGCCTGCCGCCCAACGGTTTGTTATCCTGAATCTAATTACCTAAAGAAGCCTTTACTTGATTAACCGCCAATGCCTGGTCCAGCTGCTGCTGGAGCCTTAGTAAGCCAAGCGATGCTACGCTTACCTGCACCCTCGATAGAGCCGGAGAATTTAAACGCAACAGGCTCAGTACCAGAGTTATCCCACTGCAAGGTAGCGTAGAGAGCGATGTTGGTAATAACCATGAGGTTCTCCTTCTCGTCGTCAACGATAACGATAGTGCCCTTGATCTTGAACTTCTTAGGCTCAACAGCGATACCTGTAAAGCCGGTAGTAGCGTCGAGAGTAGCGTCACCTGTACCCTTCAGGGTAACCTTGGTCAGCTCGGTGATAGCATCCTCACCAAACATAATTGTCAGCAAGTCCTTTGCCTTTGAAGGAACAACGAACTCTACGTTGAAGTCGCCGAGCTCTGCGGTAGTTGCCCAGTCGCCTGCAAGACCGATAACCTTGTAGTGGTTGATGGTTGGGTCATCCATAGTCGCCTTCAGCGAGTCAACGGTAACCGGAAGCTCAACCTCTGGGGTGATGTCAACTGTAGCCTTGCTCAAATCGGTAATAGCCTTTGAGTAGAGCAGAGTTTTAGGACCATTGAAAATGTCCTTCATCTTGTCAATAGTTGTCATAGCCATAATCTAAAATATTTTAAATTGTTATACCTGAATACTTATTTCGTGCGTAACCTTCCCTGTATGATTGTCACGGAAAAACCTGCGCCATCGTCTGTCTGTAGTGTTATACGAGGATTGGAAACAATGAGATTTTTTGTGGAGATTGGAAATCTGTCCATAATCTCCTGGGCTTTCTCGTCAACGCTAGATACATCAAGTGTGTGCGGGTTGCTTGCCGAATTCTTATCGCGCACATACAATTCGATTTGAGCTATAGTGGTGAAATCATTGTAAACTCCACTTGAGTTCATCTCGTTATTGTAGATACTAGAAGGGAAGTATACCACGATGTAGCTGTTGATTTTCGTATCAACTGCTTTTGGTCGGCTACGGGAGTAGAGCTTGTCACAAATCCCCTTCATTGCATTACCGACATCGAAATATAGAGTCTTAATACTAACCATATCTTACATCGATCTAAAGTATCTAACCAAATATTCTCTAAGAGAGGTAATCACATCGTGACCTCTCTTTACCTCGACAAACTTAGCGTAATCTACGCCGGCAACTAGAAGCATCTGCCATGTGGCATCGTACTTTCCTTTGTTGTGCTCCCTGGAAACAAGTTCATCCCATGCCGCGTTTGGACCATATTCACCACCTTCTCCGTATTCACCCTTGTAAGGTCTCCTTCCGCTGTCTTTGAAGGAGAATGAGCTGCGATAATACTTATCGAGGTTGTATCTCTCTCCGGCAGCAAGGGTTACTCGGGTTGGCTCTGGGCCTGGAGCATAATGAATCGACTGCAATGAGCCGTTGTAATATGTACCGATGGCTGTTGACTTGTACAAGTTACCGGTTACGTCATCATAGTTTCGAGACTTGTCAGCAGCCTTCATTGTCATTTCAGCCGCATGATCCATCTTCTGCTGCATCTTTGCTACAGCCATCTGACGGATTTTCTTCTCGACCTGTAAAAACTGACCTGATAAACTTGTCATAATCTAAACCCTTGTCAAACTCCAATACACAACAGTCCTGTTATTATCCGGTTCGCAGTCCTTAACCATACCTACCTCGGTGTTGTTGCCGACAGTGGAGTAGATGGTGTCGCCGTCAAGAGGACATCTGTCAGCATCCCATTCGTCATATCTGACCGGAATCGATGCCTTCCTCTTGTTCTGGTCGACATTCTTGTCTCCCTCTGTAGTGGTATCGGTGTAGCTGCGGCCTTCGCCATAATAGAGAATGATTTCCTTGTCCTCACCAACTGGAGCATCATCATCGGCAAATGGGTCATCAGGGTCGGCTTTTCCGACGACCTTCCTCACGATCTTGATGATGTGAGGATATCTTGGGTTTCTGATGTTTTCCTTTTCCATACGCCTTATTTGATGATGTGAGGGAGAGGTTCTCCCCAAGGAGAATAATTCGCCCTCTTTACTCCGTGGGAGGTCACCCGGAAGGTGGACTTCTTCTTGAGCATCGAATCAGGCTCCAGCTCTGCATAGATAGCGTTAGCCTCTGCCTTCATCTCGATCCTGTCGTTGTCCGACATATCATAGCCACCTCCCGAATGAGTCCATCCGTTATCGGAATCGGAGGTGTTGTTCACCTTGCTCGGACCAAGAACAAACCATTTCAGCATGTCGGCATAGGCAAGTCTCACCTTGTCCTTGTCGCAGGCTTCGAGGTCGATGCCATTTTCAAGCTCCCTGTCGTGCATGATGCCCAACAGAGCCTTCATCGGCATCTCGAACTTCACCTTATTAATAAGGTAGTCGTTCACAGTGTAAATGTTCATCTCCGAATCCATAGTCATACAATCTTGTTACGTTAAAGAATTAACCCTTCTTGGTAATGTCGATAATCCAACGGTAAGGAGAATCGAGCATGGCAGGAACAGAAGCGAGGAACAAGTCTGTTTTGAACTCCTGGTAGAGACCGTTCGCGGTAATCATGTTACGCAGCAAGCCAAGCTTGTTGTTGGTCTGCGCCCAAGCCACATCAATGAGCTTGTTGCCAAGGGTGTCAAAGATACGCTTGTCAAGGATCTCCTTACGCATGAAACGCAAAGGCTTGCCAGCAGGGCGAAGAACGACTGTTCCGTCTGCCCAACCACGAATCTCTGTAACTGTGCCATCGAAGCGCTTGTTGTGCTCAACCTCATCGACAATCTCGATAGGAGAAAGACCGTTGAGGTCAACAACAGACTTCAAGAACATTGCGTTGTTTGGACCGTAGTTCTGCAAAACTGCCACAAAGTTAGCGTTCGCCCAGCTCTTGTACAACTCAGCAATCTGCTTGTTCTTCAAGAACACGTTATTGTAGTCGTTCTTGGTCATCTGCCATACGAGAGGTACACTGCGGTACTCGATGTTCTCCTTGCGCCAATCCTCCTCAAACTTGCGCATCTGCTCAAGCAAGTCGCAGTTTGGATCGTTCCAGGCAAGCGTACCCGCCTTTTTGAAGTTCTTCTTTGGAACTTTTGCGTCATACAGAGGCTCCTGGATACCACGACCAATCTTGTCGTAGTCGATGAAACCTGTCGAGCTCAACTGGGCTGACATGTAGGTCATAGTCATGTCGAGTGAGTCGTACAATACCTGTACCTTGTCGAGGTAAGCATCAACCAGGTCAGCGTCGTTGCCGAACTCATCCTGGAGAAGCTTCATCTTGTGGTAACGCTCTGTCGCAGTCTCACGGAAGCCGTCAGCTGCGAAGTCTGGAATTGAAGCGGTGTACCACTCAATACCCTCATGGTCGTTCTGATAGCCCTCGCCGAGAGGAGCACGGAGGTTCATCAAGGTTGCAGGGTTCAATGTACGTGTGCGAACCTTGAAGGTTGCATCACCATTGTTAGATGTAGGGGTGAGATCTGGATCAATGTCACCCTGTGTCAGATACCAGCCGTTGTTACAGCGAAGTACGCCGTCACGATTGACGAACTTCTGAAGGTAAGTGTTGTTACCCTTACCAGTGAAGAACTTCGCAAGCTGCTCGACACCAATATCAATTTTTGCCATAATCCTGAATCAATCTTTTTACGTTATACAATAGGTTAAATGTGCCAGAACTCTGGGTAGAGTGACTTGTTCATCGCCTTAACAGCAGGAGGAACAGGACCCATGCGGTCAAGCCACATAACGCAGTCTGGATTCAACATACAGAAGTTGACGTTTGTACGAGGCTTGTGATACTTGTCGCCGCCGGCATCGAAATAAGGGAAATCGTTGTCGCTCGGAGCGAAGCAGTTAGGGTTAGTCACCATCGGCAATACGGAATCACCGGCACTAGCAGCCTCAACCAATACGTCACCTACCTTCAATGCGCCGAGGGCAGCAGAAAGAGTAACCTTCCAAACGTCACCTGCGGCGTCATCGGTAGTAGCCTCAACTGCTGAAACAGTCACGCCCTTTGCCTTGGTCTTGAAGTCCTTCTGGCCGATCATGATGGTGTCGCCAGGGAACGGGATGTGGACGAAACCATTACGAACGATATAAATGTCTGTGTCTGTAGCCGCAGCAGTGGCCTTTGCCACGCCGTAAGCTTTCAGAATCTTGATGGTAGCACCAGGACCCTCGTTGCCAGCTGTAAAGCCGAGGTCGTGCTCAATCAAGTCGCCGGCATAAATCTTAGCCTGACCCTTGAATGGGTTGACGAGCTTACCACCAATAGGTGGGTGAACGAAGGCATTCTTGATAAGTGCCTCAAGACCGGCAAACACGTATCGGGTTCCGCCGACCTTACCTTCTGTCTGAACGATGGTTGCGCCGTGGTTAAGCATACCACGAGTACCCATCTGTTCCATGTAGGAAATAGAAGTGTTGTCCATAATCTTTTTACCTTTTTAAAATTGTTATCCTGAAATTACTTCTTGTCTCCACCGCCAAATCTCTTCTTTCGACGCTCGGCCACTTCTTCCATAAACTTGTCATCATCTGTGGACGTGCCTCCGCTAGACGTGCGACTGCCTTTTGCAGGAATACCGTTTTCTCCGGTAGCCTCCTTGTACTCTGCGGTGTAGATTTTCTCAGCCTTAGAAACCAGGTCGTCGATGTCGACATCTTCGTCCGGAATCTCCAGCTTTGCGATTGCAGCATTGAGGAAGTAGTTCTTCATTTCAAGGTTTGCCTTGTCGAACTTATCCTTCAAACCTGCCTTTACAGACTCGATGGTTGCCTTCCTTGCAGCCTTCTTGTCTCTTTCTGCGTTAGCCTTTTCGAGAGCTTCAATTTTCTCAAGCAGCTTGGAGTATTTGTCGTCAGGATCGTCACCCTTTTTAGCCTCCTTGCGCTTACGCTCCTCTTCCTCTTCCTTCTTCTTGCGTTCAGCTTCCTCCTTGCTCTTCTTTACCTCGTCAGAGATATTCTTGTGCAAGTTGCCGTTGATACGCTTCAGACGGTTTGCTAACTTGGTAGCCAACTTGGAATTTGCTTCCTCGTCATCACCGAAATCTTCCAAAACATCATCAAGTTCCTCATCGATGGTCTTTTGGCTAAGTTCTTTGAACTTGGTGGTATCAACCTCCTTGTTCACTAATGCTAAGAGTTCCTCTCTTGTCATGTTGTTTTTTGATTAAAAATGTTATCCCGAAAGTGGTCCCTCCACCTCGAAAACGTATAAATATACCTTTTATTTTGCAAATATATGAATAAATATGCAATTATCAAAGAAAAATTGTATATTTTTGCAGTATTAAATGTATATTTATGCAGAAAGATGTGTTTTCAGGATTAAAATTGGATAACGGAGAGCCTATTTACACTCAAGAGTATATCCAATCATTAAGAGACGCCGACAAGAAGCATCCCGACAAGCTGAAGATTATAGCTCAGCGTGGCGGTCAGGAACGCATGCTGTCTATAGACGCTGATATTAAGATAGTTGGCGGTTCGCGAGGCGGCTCAAAATCGTTCTCTTCCCTAATGGAAGTTCTGAAGGATATTAAAAATCCAGATTTTCATGCAACAATTCTTCGTAACGAAAAAGACGACTTACAGTCCTTAGTGACAGACTCTTATAAATTGTTCTCCCAATTTGGAACTTACAATAAGTCACAAAATGATATGACCTGGAACTTCGATAACGGAGGATGGCTCAAATTCTCGTACTATGCTGGAGCCTATCAGGACTTCAAGACACGATTCCAGGGTCGCCAGTATGCCTATGTCTGCATCGATGAGGGTACTCAGTGTCCATACAAGAAGTTCAAGTACCTCTTGACCAACAACCGAAACGCAGCTCACATACGAAACCGATTCTGGATTACCTGTAACCCGGACCCGGAATCTTGGGTGAGAAAGTTCATCGACTGGTGGGTTGACGAGAATGGATACATTATACCGGAGCGAGATGGAGTTATTCGCTACTGCTTCATGGATGGTGATACGCCGGACTCTATCTACTGGGGTAACACAAGAGAAGAGGTATACGAACAGTGCAAGGGCATCATCGATAGCCTCTGGAAGGACAGCTACGAGGAACTTGGATACACAAAGCTCGAAATGTTCATCAAGTCGGCAACATTTATCCGTGCAGATGTATCTGAGAACATCAAGCTTATCTCTACTGATGCGTCATATATCGCCAACCTTGCCCAACAGGATGAGGAACAGCGTATGCGAGACCTGGAAGCTAACTGGAACTGGAAAGCTGCCGGAGATGACATGATCAAGATGGAAGACCTTGATGAAATCTACGACAATGCGGAACAAATCGGAGACGGAAAACGTAGAGCCTCTGCCGATATCGCATTCACCGGCGGCGATAACTTCGTGATGTGGCTCTGGGAAGGATGGCATTGTAAAGACTTGGTTGTTCTGAGGCTGGACCCTAAGACACTCGTTTCTGTAGTTGAGGCCAAGCTGAGAGAGTGGGGTGTCGAGGAATGTAACTTCACTTACGATATGCAGGGTATCGGTCAGTACTTTAAGGGATTCTTCAAGGATGCCGTCCCATTCAACAACCAGGCAGCACCTATCGCTAGGAATCATCAGGAAGAAGAAGGAATCAAATACCTATATAAGGATTTGAAGTCTCAGTGCGCATGGTTATTCTATAAGATGATAAAGGAGAAGCAGATTTCCATTGACTCGGCCCTGCTTGAAAGAAAGTATTCAGGAAACGGATTTGACAAGGTTCCTCTCAGACAGATTCTTCAGAAGGAGCGTAAGATGCTCAGACGTGACGAGAATAGCGATGATAGGGGATTCAAGCTATTACCTAAGAAGATTGCCAAGAAATATGTCGGGCACTCGCCTGACTTCTTTGAATCTTGGTTCTATGTAATGATATTCAGTTTAACAAAAAAGAAAAATAAAAAGGTAAAAGGATTATGGATGCTATCAAGGTAACAAATTTCAGAAAGATTCTGGTAAAGAAGCCTTTCTTTGAACTCACGCCAAAGGGGTACATGACCCACGATGGCTATTGCAGGAACGAGGTGTCCGATAATGAAGACCCTCAGATGCCGCAAGATACATTGTACAGAGTGATTAAGACTCAGAAGGACTTCCTTCGTGAGTTCTATCCTACGTCCCACAAAATCTTCGACAAGGATCTCTACCCTGACATCTGGAGAAAGAACCCGGAAGACGGGAAATGGTATGTCCAGGAGATTCAAAGAACGGCATTTGCTTTCCAGCAAGTTATTCATACGAAGCATGTTCTCCACATGACAGGTAACGATATTCAGTTTGAACTTGCCGGTGATCCTGAGATGAAGAAACAGGAAGAGTATATAAATCTCCTTGCCAAGTTCAAGAAGGGATGGTATATGCACGATATGGAGATTCGTCACTATGAGGCTGTAAGTTCGTACATGAAGGTTGCTGAAGCTGCTGTAGTCGGATTCTTCGATAAAAACAAGAAATTCGGTACTCGCACATTGGCTTTCGATAGAGGAGACACATTGTATCCTCAGTTCGACCCTCTTACTGGTGAACTCGTTGTGTTTGCTCGCAAGTATTACGACTTCGACGAGGAAGGTAATGAAAAGATTGAATGGGTAGAGGTGTGGGATGACAAGACATTCTACCGCTTCAAGAAGCAAGTTAACGAAGGCAAGGTTAAGGAGACTATCAAGAGAATTGCCAAGATATTCGGAATAGACGACTACACTTGCGTTGAAGAGAAAGCTCACGGCTTCCCATTTATCCCTGTTGCATACGTAAGGAACGATGACGGCCCATGCTGGTCTGTTGTACAGAAGAACATCGAGGACTACGAGGAAGCTTTCTCTTATCTCTGCGAGAACAACAAGGCTTACGCCTTCCCTATAATGAAGTTGAAGGGCGATGGTGACGACATTACCGTTGTTGGTGACACGAATGGTTCTGCAAAGATGATTCAGATTACCGATACGAATGGTGATGCTGACTTCATTAACGGAACAGACGCTTCCGATGCATTTGCGACACAGCTCAACAAGTCGTATGACCTCATCTATGAGCTTTCGTTCACAGTAAAGCCACCGGAGCTGAAGTCGGGTGACCTTCCGGGCGTTGCCATCAAGCTGCTCTATTCTCCTGCCATCGAGGTTGCAGAGAACGATGCTAAGAAGATGCATCCGTTCCTGGATCAACTTGTTCGTATCTCAAAGTATGGTATCGGAGTTGAAGAAAACTGCATGGCCACTATGACCGGTCTTCCTATTCACGCTTGGGTGGAAATCTATGTGCATCAGAATAAATCTGAAATAATTACAAACTTAGCTACAGCTGTTCAGAACAACTTCCTCTCAAAGCAGACTGCATCTGAGCGTTGCCCAGACTTCCCGGTTAACGATGAATACGACCGTATCATGCGGGAGAAGAAGGAGGAAGACCAGCAGGACCTCCTCATGGATATGCAACGTGCGGATAACGAAACTCAAAATGCAATTGAGGAGCAGAAAGCAGAAGCTCAGATTAACGGAGGAAGCGGAGGCAACGTTCGTACCGGTAATGGCAGGAAGGCAGGAAGACCTAGTGAGGGCAAAAATACCGACAAATGGGGCAACCAGCCAAACGAAAACAACTGGAAAACGTTTAACCAAACTCATTAATAGCCTATGGATGAGTTAAAACGTTCTGTCGATTACAGCAGAAAGCGCTTGCAGGCAATCCGAAACTGCGAGGACCATGTTGCAGATATTCTCTGGAAATCAACACAGAAGATAGTTACCGCAAGCAAGCGATACAGAGGTGCGGGCAGGCTCACAAACGAGTCAGCCCTGCTCTCTTACGCCAAGAATGTTACTGCTGAAGCAGAGGAGAGTATCAACAGTTACATCTCTGCTTACTCCAAGGTTTCATGCAAGATTCTCGGGATTGACAGCGAGAACATAGAATCATTTCTCGTTAGCGACATCTACGGAAAGACGACATCTGAAAGAAACGCCGTATATCTCGGAAACTTTGCGGAAGATATTGTAAGGATGATCAAGGCAGGAACCTTGATGGGATATTCTGACCAGCAGCTCCTGTCTTCCATCCGAACCGGCTACAAGGACCCATACCACACATCAGTCATCACCAAGGCGAAGAGAAAGGACATCAACATCGATGTTCCTTCTTACGGAAAGGGCTACTACAAGAACGCCTATCAGAATATCGTAAGAAACGCTTCACAGGTGATAGCTTTGGCGTGGGGACAGGCAGAGCAGGAGTATGGGCAGGAGAACAAGGCTATCGGGTTCTATGTCAAGAGAGGAAGCGACTTCCCGTGCTTGATTTGTCAAAACGAAGCCGATGCCGGACTCCATTCTTTCAAAGATCCATACCCACCATTCCATGTTTCGTGTCAATGTTTTACGGTATTTGCATTCAAGGATAATAAAAAGAAATGATATGATAAATTCTGAATTAAATTTTACTTTAGAAGAAATTCTTCCGAAGTTCCCTAAAGAATTCCAGGAGAAGATAAAGCACTCCGTAGAGCTGCTAAGAAAGGCGGAGAAGCTTGCGCTGGCATACTCGCCTAACGAAGGCTTCTATCTATCGTTCAGTTCAGGCAAGGATAGTCAGTGTCTTTATCACATTGCCAAGATTGCAGGCGTGAAGTTCAAGGCTCACATGGGGCTTACGTCCGTCGATCCACCAGAAGTAATCAAGTTCTGCCGCAAGCACTATCCGGACGTAGATATGATAAAGCCGAAAATCAGCATCTATAACCAGGCCCGTAAGGAAGGCATGCTTCCGACAAGACTGATACGATGGTGCTGTCGAGTCTACAAAGAAGGTATCGGCGCAGGCAATGTTGTCCTCATCGGAATCCGTCACGCAGAAAGCAGACAGCGTTCGGGTAGGAGTGAGGTTGAGATTACCAACCATAAGTACAGCGGCTCTCTTGAAGGTCTTGACGAGTTCCGTGATAAGAGGAACAGTCAGAATCGTGGCAGGCCGACCAAGGGTGGCATCCACGAGATTAACATCACCAATGCCAGTGACGAGCGTACCATCGGCTGCATCCGAGGCTACGAATCGCTCCTCATCTCTCCAATCATAGAGTGGACTGATGATGAGGTATGGCTATTCTTGAATACACTCGGTATTAAGCATTGCAAGCTGTACGACGAGGGCTACTATAGGATTGGCTGCCTGTGCTGCCCTATGCACAACTATAAGCAGAAACTTGCCGACTGCAAACGCCATCCGCATATCTATAATAGTTGGATTAAGGCCATCAAGGATATCCAGGCTAGCGGAATGATGATAGACGAAGGATTGTCGCCGGAAGAGGTGTTCGACTATTGGATATACGGCAAGTCTATCAATGTATGGAGAGAACACCGCAGGCAGCAAATGTTGAACTTTTAAATATCAAGATTATGATTGAAGAAACAAAAGGATACACGTTATCCGTCGATACGTACAAGAAGGCGAAGGCTCTCAAAATGAAGGACCCTCGCTATTACATCTATGCAAGCCTCCGTGGCTCAGGTATGCCAATGAGGGATTGTTGGGCCATCGCCTTTCAGGGAGAAGGATTCAACTGGGAGAAGTCTTTCCTTGAAGGAGAGATGAACAAGCTCGAAGCCCAAGAGTCCGTCCAGAAGAGAATAGCAGAGGTACAGGGCAAGAAGATTGGAAACGAGCATAGCGAAGATTTAACCCCGGAACAGCTCGCAAAGGCTACGTCAAAGGAACAGATTCTCAAAGACCTCGTTATCGCCCGCTCAAAAATTAAGAATACATCTTCCAAAGAATGGGCTGACTACACAAAGATGATTGGAGACTTTGCTAAGATTAAGCAGGATGAGCTTCAGACGGAAGATACGACTTGCCATTTTTACCTCCCAATAAATTATCCAACCGGCAAGAATGACTGTTTGTTATTCAAAAATGGACTCTGTAAGGGTGGCAAATAGTTAAATTCGTGTTAAAGTAACTTTGTTTTACTAGAATTTCAGCAAAACCAAGTACCTTTGCAGGCAGATTAATGTTCACAGGTTCTTTCTGCTGAGCATAATTCTAAAATTGGTTAACAAAGGGCGGTGTCTTCACAGATGCCGCCCTTACTTTTTTATATATAATGAAGTAGAAGAAAAATATAAATTCAATCATGGATACTTCTCTCCAGTGATGAGCTCAAGCGCAATTCGCACCTGATCATCAAGAAGAGAGTCGTTAAACGTAGGAAGAACGCCATATGGCGGCAGTTTCTTCGTCTCTGCGGCCTCCAAAATAAACTGGAGTGCCTGTACTAGGGAAGTATGGTCTTGAACGACATCAAGCAATCTATCACTCATCCTTGCCTCCTTCCTTCTTAATCTGTTCTGCCATCTCAAGAAGAGTCTCGGCGTGCTTATCGCGGTCGATGACTTCCTGAACAGCCTCATCGCTCTCCTTGCGAAGCTGCTCTTCTGTCTTACCATTGTCGGCAGCAGCGTTTCTTCTTGCAGCCTCACGAGCAAGGTATTCGTCACGAAGCTTCAACTTACCTGCCGTGTATTCTGCATCGCCAGGCAACGATGTATCCGCATACATAAGCTGGGCAAATGCCTCGATGATGTTTCCATCATCCTTGGAGAACTCATAATGGTCTCCTACAGCCACAGGAACACATTCATCGAGTGCAGCATACATGGATGTGCCGATAGAGTACTCGATTCCCCATGTGCCGGCAATGTTCGCAATCTTGATGAAAGGCAGCGAGCCTCTCTGTAAATGCTTCTTGATATCAGCAGGGATATCCTCTCTGAGTGAAGCAACTTCTTTCTTAGACAAGCTCTTACTGAACTTCAGCACGGTGAAGTGTCTTGTCTTGATAGTCTTTCCAAATGGTAATGCCATGATAACAATATTTTAAAGTTCAACTTTTATTTCTTTATACTCGAAATGCTCACAAGAAGGATCTTCTCCCGAAGTAAACATATTCACGGTAGGGTGATGACAAACCCCATTCTTGAAGAAGAAACAATCCTTGCAAGTGTATTCAGTCTGTTCCATGTTCCAACAATTTTATTTCGTCCTGGATATAAAACACCGCCTTACGCAAGTCCTCGATGCGCTTCTCGGTCTTTGTTTTGTTGCCATCCACCTTATCCTTGCGCAGGAGATACTTGATAGCGTTCCCTGTATTGAAGTCAAGGTGTCTGCAAATATCCAAAGGCTCAACACCACATAAATCCTTAAGCCACGCATAATGGGATGGGTGAGATACTTGCTCTGTCTTTCCGTTTGCGGCTACTCCTTCACCTTTCGTTACTATATCGAACTTTGTACCAAACATCATAATATCTTCCTCGCGAAAACGAGCGACATATTTGTAATCTGTGCTAACAGATGTACATATATAAACATCAGCATCATTTCTTTCGGCATTGAACAGAATAGGGGTGTTGCCGTCCTGAATACCTATCGGGTCAAAATTGCATTTTAAGCAATCATTTCGTGTGATGTAAAATCGCAGCCCAACCTTAATATCTTCTTTCTTAATCATAAGCTATTTCTTTTTACTATTCAAATAAAATGCTCTAAGAGCCATAACCTCTGATGGGTTGTGATAAAGGATAATACAGAAATCACCATGTTCTTCTGTGTGAACCTTTCGCAAACCACATTCCTTGATAAATCCATCCTCGCCAATATAAGGGTTAAGGATCTCGCGAACCGCACTAGTATGGCTTGGTTGTACAACAATAACGCCACCAGTTTCCCGAAGTTCTTCTAGCTTCTCCCACTGAGCTTCGATATTTTCGTCTCCGTAGAATAAATCATATCCATAAGGCTCTGTGATTTCTCTATCAATGCCCATTCCCAAAGGAATCTCAATTACTATAATCGGTTTCATAAGCTATTTCTCCTTATCTTTAAGTTCAACGAAATCTCCAATACCCAAACGAGCCTTGTTGATGCAAGACGCAATCCAACCCATCAAGTAGGCAGAAGGCTCGCCGCCGTGTTCCAAGTCAGTATATTCCTCGATGGCATCGCAGACGTGAGAAGCTTCATGGCAGCAGTAGTTCATCGACATAACCTTCTGACACGGAAACGAGACAAGAACGCCACGTCTTCTGTCGCTCTTCCTGACAGCATCGGAATACGTAACGCCGCCGTAATCAATATCTGGAGCCTTACATTTGTCAAAGCAGGAATCTATCAGCTCTTTCAGGTCTTTACCGATGTGTACCCAAAGCTTCAAAGGGTAGATTCCGTTTCCATATTCGTAATATCCTTTCTTCTTCATACCTCATCGTTTTTATGTTTCTCCCACCCTGCTTTTGAAAAGGCATACCAAGTATCACAAATGTCTAGAGCAAGAACGTCTCCTTGATTAATACATAAATCGCTTTTAATACCTTCAACATGAACATACATCACTGCTAAAGCATCATAAGGATTACTACGACCTTCTATAAACGGATTTTTAAAGAACTTGGTCTTGTATACACTAGTAACAATAGGCACTTGAAGAACATCTGAAATATTCTCTGTGCTAATCTCTATCGACTTCTTAAACTTCTTCATATTCTCAAATATTTATTTTGGATACAATCTCGATGGCAGACAATAATGTCTTCTCGCTGATACCTTTTCCACTACCAACACCATCTTTCTCTATCTTCTCAATAGAACTCTTTATAGAGCATACTGCATCATCTATGCTATCTGCACTACTCTTTGTATTCTCGATTGATGATTGTAGCTCATCGAAACGCTTGTCTATATAATCCTTCAACCTTTCTTCGTGCTCTATAACATTTATAGAGTTTGCGATTTTTGCATGCGTCCAGTTTTCTTCTACACATGCATAATAATCGCCTTTTGTATCATCATGAATCTTGGAAGACACAACTCTTAGACACACGAAATCGTCTCCATCCATTACAGCATACACACCCTCTCCTGATGGGTATAGTTCGGCTTTCGCCTTATCATCCCTACTCGCTCCTTGTTTGTAAGCGACCTTTCCTAAAACGCTAACTCTAATTTCCATATCTCAACTATTTATTATGTAACCTACCAATATGCCACTTTGAGCAAACCTTGCATAAGTAAGGATGCCAGCCAAGTGCCTTCAACCTCGGAATCTGATTCAGAAACTCCCAAGCATCATCCTCAGTCTCGTATGCGACCTTCGCCTTCCATGAATGAACCTTTCTAGTCCAATGCTCCGGGTCTGGCTTGAACGGCGGCACTTTGTTCGGATTGTGATGTCTTCTCATAGGCACTTGAATGAAACACTGTTCAACGTTCTGTTCACCGCAATCTCCCTCTCGTTACACATGGTCCTCATGCACTCCAGGGCATCATCGCGGACAGCAATCATAATCTCCTGCATCGAAGCGGTGGCCGGAACAATATTCCCATCAGCCTTCTTCTTCGTGATACGGGATATAATCTCCTTGATATATTCCTTGTCTATCATAGAAATCTGTTTTATAACCGTTAATCATCAGGCTGAATGAAGCTCTCAGGCTGCTTGATGTCCTCCTCACCACGCAATTTATTCTTCACGTCATTGATGAGAAGCTCCTGCTTCAGGTCAATCATCTGCGCGCCGTACACCTGATAGGTCATTCCGCCCTGTGACCTCTTCTTGAAGAAGCCGTACTTGTCGCTCATATCACGCCCGAACTTCTGAATCGTAGGGATATCCTTCTCCTCGACATCGTTTGCCTTGCAGAACTCGACGAACCTCTCGTACATCTCCTTGGCAAGCATGCATTCCGAAATCTCGCCCCTCGCCTCTTGGCTGCACCTCATATCATACGCCCTTATCCAGGCATAGATAGGATTGCTTCCGAGAAGGGAGATAAGCAGCTGTCTCCTGCTGCCCTCCGCTGCCGGGAACCTGTACTTCCTGCTCCTCAGCTCCATCGCGCCACGGAATATCCAGTTGAACACTCCGCTCAGCTCTTCACGGATGATCTTGCTCGCAAGCTCCGGGTCCTGCCTCTCCTTAGGAATGGTAACATCGAAGCTCACGTACTGCAAGCGTCTGATGAATCCGAGCGACGCATCATCAGGGAACGGAAGCTCATTGAGGTTGAAGATGAGATAGGGGATTGAGTTCCCCTCAAGGATATCCCTTCCAAGCTTCCTCATAGGGACGGGCTCACCGCTCACGAGTCTCTTAAACATACCGGTGTTCTTCCTTCCGAACTTCTTCGGGTCAGAATCGGAAGACCAGTTGAAGATGGCGTTCCTGATAGGATACCTTCCCCTCATTCCCTCGTCGCCGTCAGCAGTGAGGTCGGCGTAGTCCATCTTGCTTATCCTGTCCTTGCCGAATATGTTGCAGGCAACGTCGAAGATGACACTCTTTCCGTTGGCTCCCGTACCGATGAGTAGGAGGCACAGCTCAATCTTCGATGATTCCTTCCCCTCATACGGATTGTATGCAGTACCTCTCTGTATGAGACCGAGACCGAGGAACATCTGGAGGATCATCCTTGACGTCCTGTCCGGAAGGACCTCCTTGATGAAGTTCATCCACCTGTCACACTTCGCCTTCGGATTGTAGTCGTAAGGATGATAGTATGTGACATGGTACTCGGGAGAGAACGGCATCACGTTCGGATACTTCAGACCGCTTCCGAAGTCAACCACTCCGTTGGCGAATGCAACGATGTCGAAGGTAGGTCTCAGTATGTTGTAGCACTCTATCACCTCCATGAATGACTTGTTCATCACCGTACTGATGCCGAGCATCGGAGCCATGGCCAGGTCGAGGAGCAGAAGCTGGTAAGCCTGCTCAAGGACTATCTTCGGAACTGCTTCGTATATCTTGCCGTTGAACATGTAGTAAGCACCGTTGTAGTACTTCACCGGAGCCTTCTTCGCCAGACGTCTCATTGACCTGATGAAATTGGACTTCAGCTTGTTGTACTTCTCAGAGTTCGCCTTACCCCAGTCCTGACAACGGAGCTCTTCGAATCCGTACTCGTCATGCCTCGAAAGGTCAAGTAGCTGAGCGTGCAATGTGTCTATAGCAATACCATTTTCCATTTATGTACAATAATAATATTAATTTTCCGTTATTGTGTAGGATAAACCCCGATAAACAGGGGCTTTCTGAAGGATAACACGTGTCAGGTCGTCCTTACAACATGTCGTCTATAAAATATCGACAATACAAAGATACAGATAATATCCTGAATATCCGGTAAAACCCTAGTAAATAAAGGGCATAAATATACATTTTAGGTATACATTAAATGAAGGATAGGTATACATTTACGGTTTGGTCTGCAAAGTAAGAGTTTATGCTATCAAATGTTAATAAATAACGAATGAATGAATATGCATAATTATCCTTTATGGCGGAAAGTAATTAAACTTTACAAAAAGGCTGAAAAATCGGAAGAAAAAATTTTTAGATGAGGTGACTACCGCGCTGATTTAGTGCTATTTAGGGGGTGTGGGGGTGTTTCTTCTGAAATATTTACACTTTGTGTCGGTTTATATAGTGTAAACCGTCGTGAAATAATATTTTTGTAATTATTTCAAATTGTCGGTTTATATTTATAAAAAATTTATGTAACCCCTTAATAACCAACACTTTATAATATTGTTTATATTCATTTTCTTGCATAATTATACATTATCAATAAAGCGTGAAACACAAAAACTTATTACAAATTACTTGACCGAAAAAATGTTACATAATAACGTACTGGTTAAATGTTAAAATATTAACATTTAGTGTTTATGTAGTTATCTATATAGAAGTAAAACATAATATATTAATACTTTATCACGAAGTATTAAAACCTATAACTACCTATAAATCAATACGTTACAACATCTTTAAAGGTCGATTTTTAACATAAAAAATTTGCTTTTTCCAATAAATTTTCGTACCTTTGTAGTACAAAAAGAAAGAGATAGGACACTATCTTATAAGTAACATTTAAACAATTTAGGTATATGAAAGAATTATCTGAAAAAGGTGCTCTTGGTTATGAGCACGTAAGTACTAAGGTTGCTAGTTATGTAGCAGGATGCAAAGGTAGCGCAGTATTAGCGCAGAGTCTAGAAGTGCTTAATAGTTACCGCAAAAAGCTATTAAGCGAGTGCGCAGATAGTGAAGTAGTAAGCGCAAAGAAAGAGCTAGAGAAAGCACGTGCTAAGTACAACAAGTTAGCAACAAATTACGTGCTATCAGATGAAAGCTACTGCAAATTGCAAACAGAGTGCGTTCGTTCTGCTGTTTGCGAGTTTTCACGAAAGCATAAACTACCAAATTTCTTTGCTTGGTTTGATAACAACAATAAGGACGTACAAACAACTATTATAGATAGTTTACAGCGTCTTGGTTCAAAGTTGTGCTCTTTGCATCAATCATTTGCAAGTGGTGCAAAGGTAGCGAGAAAGAAAACCGAAAGTATTTCAGACCTACAAAAACAGATTGCAGAATTGCAAGCAAAACTTGCAGAGGCGCAAAAGTAAGTACCACAAAATAGGTAGCTAGAAAATACTAGCTATCTATTTTCCCCGCTGACTATCTGACCGGTAGCCAGTGGGAAATTTTACTCCAGGTTTTTCAACTTGGAGCGGGTCGTCGTGTCCTTATTTTTCCCACACAATTTGGTAAACCTTGTCGTGGTGTGTGGGCTTAACCTTAGAGAGAGAATTTATTCTCCCTCAGGGGACTAATTGCCAAAATTCAAGAGAAGTATCTCAGTAAATCGAGAGTGCGAGAGGCACACCGAGATGGGAGAGAGTAATGTGTTACTCAGAGACATCCATCCGAGAGATACGCAAAAATTCCTGGCGTGAGCGTCGAATGAGATGAGACGGCACGACGGCTAGGGGATTTGTATCATCTAGCGAGATGAGAGTTTATAGAAAGAAATCATAATTCATATTCTATTCGGTGTTGTGAGCCGTTCGGGAGTGGTTACCCGAGAAATCCCAGTGTGTGCAATCACGATTGCAGCGTTCAAGGTACACACTATCCACGCTGACTGAAATCGGTTGCTTGTCATCCGTGCGAGATTTATCTCCTCAGAAATAAACAAGTTGCTGGCAGAAGCATAAAATCTGTAGGGTGTGAGCCACGTAGTTAAGACGATAAAGATAAAACGTGGTGCAAAGATGCACATCCTGGCTAACGGGGCGGGGAGAAATCTCCGCTCTACAATTATGAACCATTTTAAAATTAGAATTATGAAAAAGATATACACGTATTATCAGACAAACGAGGTTAATATTCTTGGTGGTTACATGACATACTCCACATTATCGGAGGCTTTTGATGCTCTTAATCCTGAGTGTGGCGTGAACACTATCACCGCCGTTACTATGGCAAACTCGAAGTGGTGGAACAATGGCAAATACACCGGTTATTTGAGTGACGTTTTGTCGATGGGCGTAATTTACAGTGCCTAAAATCTCCCTACACTTGTAGGGAACAATAACCAAATTATTAGAATTATGAGTACGATGAGAATTAAATGCCTCGATATGAAAGAGGTTGAGAGTATCATTGCAGATGCTCAGGAGATTTTAAGTCACGTAGAATTCGGGTCTTTGCAGAATGGTGTGCTTACATTATTCTGCGTGGCGTGAGCCTAAAAATCTGTAGCCAGTACGATAATTGTCGTGTGTGGCTACGGAACAATTACCAAAAAAAATATAGATATGAAAGCAAGACAGATTATTTATTCAAGTACGATAACTGCGCTTGGATTTATTCAGGCATCGCCAATATTCATTTGCTTGGCAAGTACGATAATTCTCCTGAATGTGCTTGGAATTCTTTACGGAATTCTGCTTGTATATATTTGGAGCAGTACGGAAAAGGGTAAGTGGTATTTCCGTGAGCTGTGGCGATCCACACTCCGCTTGGAGAATTTCATCCTTCCTGGAGTTTAAGAGATTTGGAAAGTACGATAATTGTGCTTGGAAACATTTAGCTAAATTCTGCTTGGTGAAATCCAGGCAGTACGATAATATAACCAATTAAGCAAAAGAATTATGGAAAAGAGAATCAGCAAGGGCGTGCTGTCAGCTGCGCTCATATTAGTTACAAGTTTCGTGTGTGGCATTATTGCTATCGCAGGATTTCTGCTTGGAGATTTTCAAGCCGTTTTATATTCTGCGGTTCTTGAAATGTGCGGTCTGTTTATAATTGCTATAATGATAGATGCCATCCAGCAGCAGATAGAGGATATCTGTGACTAGCCAAAACTACCGCTTGGAGATATTCGGGCGGTATCTAGTATTAACCAAATTATTAGAGAAATATGGATAGAATATTAAAGCAAGATTTGAGCAAGAATGAGGTTATAGACCTCTTGCGTGGAATGGACGCACAGGAAGTTGAGGGAAATTTCTCTGTACGTCGTGTCCTGATCAATACACAGGCGTGTGACGTATTCGGTGGAGAACCTGAGGACTCTTATCCTCTCATCCCCGGTACGTACATGGCATTGTATTACAAGAGTATTGTCGGAGACCCGTATCCGCTCTTTGAGAGAATATGTGAAAACATAATAAATGACGAGAACAAGAGCCAGACTCTCCTGAATGGCGATGGCATTATTCTGATTTTCCTGCTCAACAAGTACGAGTAGCCAAAAATGTGCTCAGGCATTTTCCTGGGCATACTATGTAGAACCCATTAAACAAATTGAATTATGTTAGACAGAAAATCACAGAAGAATTTTGAGCGTGCGCTTATGCATGAGATGGAGAAGATCAAGATAGCAGCGCGCCAGTGGCATAGCAACAATACTAAGGGCTACAGAGATTATCGTAGCAAGAAAACTATCTCCAAGAGCTTCTCTGAGATAGCGGTGCTGTGCATGAGCTGAAATGTGCGTGGCGGTTGTCACGCATACTATTCACCAATATTTTAGATTATGAAGAAATTAGAGAATCCTAAATGGGAAGAGAAGAGCAGAGAATATCTGCGCAACAAGATTCTGCCTAGATTGCAGGAGATTCAGCGTGACATATTCGGCAAGAATAAGATTGGTCTGGAGGTAGACGTAGATCCTGAGGGCAAATACATCGTCTGCCATGCCTACACCATCATGTATGGTAAGGTCAACAAATACCTACACCTACATCTCTCCTGCGTGCTTGACAGAGAAAAGCTGGAGTCCGAGTACGAAAAACTCACAGACTTCATTAAGGTACATTCAGCCTAAAATGTGCGTGGCAACTGTCACGCATACAATTATTCACCAAAAATTATAGATTATGATAGATGAAGAATACAAGGAGAATGTAGAGTACATACGTTCTACCATCATGCCAAAATTGCAGAAAATTCAGAGAGATTTGGCAGAGAGTCTGCCAGGCGTGAGCCTTACTGTCAGATTAGACGGAGAAACCGGATCTATGTCTGCTCATGCTGCTGTCTTTGATGATACGTGTAAAGTTACAGACTGCTGTACCGCAAATTTCTTTTATGTGGATAACAAGGAAGAAATTGACGATGAATACAACAAGCTCGCAGAATTTCTCAAGAAGTACACAGCCTGAAAAATGAGGGAGATAAAACTCCCTCTCCTATAAACCAAAATGTAGAATTATGAGTAAATGGGTACAATTTTATCATAAGATTAACAAGTTTGACCTTGTGAACATGAGATTCATCGATGAGGTGAGCGTTGTGGAAATGGTGGGCATGGATTCTGTCATGCCTATCGATGGCAGATTGAGTCTGTCATCCATACGTGCTGAGATACAGAAGAAAATCGAGAGCATGAAGAATATCGAGGGCTTTGACCCTTGTGCATTCTCCATCCTCACCGGTCCTACGATTCTGTGTGCTTCAGAAAGTCCGGTGTACAATCTCTGAGCCAGAACTGGGCAGTACGATAATGTGCTGCCTGCTATTAACCAATCAAATTTTGAATTATGACAGACGGAGACAGAAAGTTCCTTGCCAGGCTCGTAGCGAGTCACAAGGCAGTTATCAGCGAGGAGTGCAGACGCAAGAACCTCGACAAGAGCGAGTATTTCAGACGCGTAGCGCGTGCAGACAAGAAAGCTCTGGAGATTGAGCAATCGTGCATGCGTCCTCGCAAGTTCTAGCCAAACATTCTGTGCAGTCTATCTGCACAGAAACCATGTTAAACCATCAAAATTAAAGAATTATGGAGAAAATGACACAGAAAGAGTTGAAGAGACTCGTTAGAGTAGGAGCTGCCAAGGATATAACACACAGTTCAAGCCGTGCAGCCATCCCGGAAGAATATAGTCAGGTAGGCTATTCTTCCGGTGTGTACGGATGCAACGGAATGCTGTTCCGTGGTCACAGCGGAAAGCTATATGCCATTTGTGCAAGAACTACGGCTATCTGGGTTTTCGGCTAAAATTACGGGTAAGCGTATGGTGCGCTTGCTCGTTTCTATTATCAACCAAAATACAGAAATATGAATATACAGAAAGTATGGGATGCGTTTATCAAGGAAAATGATAATCCATCATTCGTAAAGATGGCATATGCCGTAGTAGAGCAGCTTGGTGGTGTCGATGAAGACACGATATTGAATTCTCTCGATAGTTGCAGAAATGCAAATGACGGGTACACTGGATTCTGTTATCCTTATCAGACAAGCAAGTTCTGGAACGAGAACAAGAGTGCTATCATGGAGAATATGCACGAGCTTGCCGATGATTTGGGAGAAGACCTTATCACGATGATTAAGGGATTCGGGAATTTCAAGGACGACAAATCTGTCACCTATGATGCTATCGGCAAGGCTCTGTATGCTCCTTTTAACGAGGGCGAGAGCAGAAATATCTACGACACATTTGCCAAGTATTCACTGGAAGAGGTTGCAAATCGATTCCAGGACTGGTGGTACGATCAGGATGAAAGTGATTTCGATGATTAGCCAAACCAATCCTCACTCTCACGGGTGGGGATTTCTATTAACAAAAAATTACAGAATTATGAGTGATTTAGAGAAAATACTGAATGACGATTTACTGAAGTGTAAAATCGTTGAGTCAGTAGAGAATCCTGTTAGGCGTGTGGACCTCATCAAGTGGACGCACGACAATTCATTCTCTATTGCAGAGGTACGCAAGGATACCGGTAAGCTAGAGGTCACAGACTTGAAAGCTGCAAGTGGTCTTGAGGCATACAAGCATTTCTACAGAAATTATGGCGACATTGCCATATGTGGCTAAAACTCCCCACATCATCGTGGGGAACAATTATGAACCATTAAACAGATGAATTATGGAAAAGAATATTTGGGAATATGTTATGAACAGCAAGGGTGAGGTTATCGAAAAAGTAGCCGATTATATCGGTGTAAAAAGCTTTGCCAAGACAATCGAAGGCCTCTATCGCGAATGCCTGGAGAATTTCGATGACGCAGAAGACATGGAAGAATACATTGCCGATTTGTACGGAAAGAATATCCAGTCTCTTGCATGGGAGTTTACCCATAAGGTAAACAGAGAGATGAAGAAATATCTCCATCTTAATGACCAGCGCATGGATGGTAATTTTGCCAATCTGTACAACGATTATCCTAGACACGTTACAGGTACGTTCTGGGCGACGGACTACGATGGCGACGATTACTACGATTTTTATCCTCAGATGGTAGCCAGACTTGATTCGGCAGAGGACAGCGAGCAGGCTGACGAGGACAGAGCGTACCTTGAAGAGTGGTACTTCAAGGCGTTCGGCACGTACAACATCAAGTACAATTTCTCGAACGAACTTGAAGAGATTCACTCTATGATGGAGGAAGATTATGAGGAAGCCTAACAATATCCCCTAGCATGGGGATATTCAATGTTAAACCATTTAAATGATATTAGATATGAGTTACGAATTTGCAAAGAAGGAAATCGGTGATTACAGAATCACCATTTACCAGGATGAGGATGCCGAATGCCCTTGCACAGAATGGGATTTGGCAGGCGTTTACTTCTGGGACTATTCTGATTACGGATACAACAGGGGACTTTCTCGTGGTTGTAGCAGTGAAGTCGACGCTGAAAATGCAGAGGCTGCCTTGAAAGAGCTTGTCTGCAAGTATGTTCCACAAAAGAAGATTATCAAGTATATCAATAGTATGTTTCATTGCGATCATCTGTGTCTCGAATACGACAAGTCGTGCCACATGTGGAGTTTTGAAAGAAAATCAAGATTCAGCATCGGCAAGAACGAGTGGTACAACATTAGAGATTTCACTCCTAACGAACTGAAGAACGAGGATGTTAGGGATGAGCTTACAGAAGAGCTTGAAGAAGATGATTTTATTAATCTCCTTGAAAACTGCAAGGATATAGCATTCTACGAGTGGTCTTCCAGTGGATATAGCCAGGGAGATTATGTTAGAGGATATGCCTATTGCGACAAGGAGCGCTTCAAGAAGATGGTGGATACGAATACCAAGAACTGGAAGAATCGTGCCATCGAGCTGTTTGAGAGCGAAGTCAAGAATATTGGTATGTGGATGTGGGGTGATGTAAAAAGTTACGTCCTAGAAAAGAAACGCCCGTATACAAAATTGTACGAGGACGGTAAATCTTCTGATTCCTACGAGTGGGAGCAGATTGAATCCTGTTGCGGAGAGTACTTCGAAGATGCTGATGACCTCATAGAAGAGGTTATCAAAGAACACGGCTTACAGACGAAAGATGCAGCCTAACAAGGGGAGCTTGCATGCTCCTCTTCTATCAACCAAAATACAAATAATTATGAAATTGAAACTTTATCACGACACAAGAAAGAAGTTCCGTTTCTGTGTTGACGCATGGACCATTTACGTTCCTTACCCGAAGTGGTTACGTAAAGAGCGTTATGACGCAAAAGGAATTTACCTAGGTTGTTCTCCTACGGAGTATGGGATGATCAGGTGTTGCTGGTGCGAGGACGAAATTACGATTACACGTAATCGACCTTATCTCGGCAAGCGCATTGACCCAAAGGCAACATCGAAGGCTTTCCAGAAGATTTTCTATAAATTGGAGAAACTTTGGAACGAGGCAATCACCAAGAATACGGATGAAGCGTGGAAAGCATGGAACGAAGCCTAAAATTGGTAGCCATTTGGCTACCTACCAATAACCAAATACAGAGAATTATGGAAAGAATTACATTTGTAGAGAAAGGCAGTAGAACAATCTACAGACTTGGCAGACGTATAGTATGCTACAGGGATGGTTACAGAGTTTATTTCGGTAAACCATCAGATGTCACACACGACACGTTCGATGCACTATCAGAGAATATAGCACATGAGTATTGCTTGAAAGTTTGTGAGCGTAAAAAGTGGGAGAGGGTAAAATACAGCAATCCTGTCGCATACAACGCCCACAGAGTATTGGACGCATTAGCCTAAAAACGGAGGGAGCAATCCCTCTGACATTATTAACCAATAAATTATTAAGAATTATGAAGAGATATTACGTATCAGTCACAGAGACTTTAAACAAGATTGTCAGCGTCGATGCCAAGAGTGAGAAAGATGCGCTTGAACAAGTACAAACAGCCTACAATGATTCTGTCATCGTTCTCGATTCCAGCAATTTTGTAAACGAAGAAATAGAGCTTGATTCTAATCAGGAGTTTTATGCTGACAACGAAAAAGAGCAGGGAGGAGATGTTTATCAGCACATCGACTAGCCAAATGGGGAGAGTAATCTCCCTACCAATAACCAAAACATAAGAATTATGAATGAAGACAGAATCCTAGAGATGTTCTTCGAGAAAGCCAGATGGCAGTATGCTATCGAGAAAGGCTTATTCAAGGACATGAACAAAGCAGTAATGTATCAGCTTACAACACCTGAGGCTCGTCTGGCCATGTATCAGAGGATCAAGAGCGGAAATTACAAGATAATGCCGCCTCATACAGCCAAGATTCCGAAAGACAACGGAGATTTCCGTACGGTCTATGTGAATGAACCTGTAGACAGAATCCTCTTGAGCATAGCAAACGACCTCTTGTTCGAGCTGATGCCAGAGATGGTGCATCCACGCTGTACGTCATACCAAAAGGGTATCGGCTGCGGTCGTGTGGTGCAAGATGTTTCTCGGATAATATACTCGGCAGATGGTAAAATCATCGGATGGAAAGGTGACTTCTCCAAGTACTTTGATTCCGTGCCTATTCGGTTCATCGACTGGGCATTCGACAAGGTAGAGGAGAAGTACGGAAAGTCTGCGCTGATAGATGTCATTCGTGACTACTATCACACGGATATCTATTTCGATGAGGACAATAACCTCTGTGAGAAGTATCAGTCCCTCAAGCAGGGATGTTCTGTTGCTGCATGGCTGGCTGATGTCATTCTCTATCATCTTGACGACAAGCTATCTAAGCTTAACGGATATTACGTCCGCTATTCAGATGATACGCTGTTTGTCGGTGAAGACTATGAGAAAGCCATGGATATCATGAAGAGCGAGCTGGAGATGATGCAGATGACGCTCAATCCGAAGAAGGTTGAGTATCTTGATGCTAATCACTGGTTTAAGTTCTTGGGATATTCCATCAAGGGTCACAATATCTCTCTGTCGTCCACACGCATCAAGACCTTTCAGAAGGAGATTGAGAAGAGGACGATAAAGAAACGTGACACCACGATGACGAAAGCCATCAATGCAGTAAACAGGTATCTCTACAAGGGGTACTGCGATTATTCCTGGTCTACTCAGGTTCTTCCAGTCATAAACGTGAAAGAGGACATCGACAAGCTCAACACCTTCGTCATGGACTGCATCCGTGCGGTCAAGACAGGCAAGAGAAAGGTCGGTGGTCTCGGATACGTGAAGACTCAGGCTGTAGGTTGCATAGACCGAGGTCGTGGAAGGAACGTGAAAGCCAACAGGAGTAAGACAGAGAGCGAAATCAAGGGGTATCTATCGATAGGTTGTGCTCAGAATGCCTTGCGAACGAGCAGGGCAGCGTACAACACATTGGTGAATACTCTGTAGATGAGCATCCTAGCGCAAGGATTTGCCGGAATGAAGATACAAGGTTTTAAATATCCCGGTTGCGGAGTACAGGGACCATCTAATACCTAGATGGTCCTCTGTTCGTCCTAAACCGGACATTATCGAACTTATAAAGCCATGCGCAGTATCTTCTGACCGGCAGACTCTGTAACCGAGCACACGGACGTGGGAGAAGGACGGACCGATTCAGGCGACGCCTCTATAACATCATCTGAACATCCGACAATGCATGGATGTTCATATAACCGCACAAGGCGTAGCTCATCAACGAAGTACAGAAATGTGACATTCCGTATGACCACCACCGGTGGCGCACACCACTAATCCCTGACGGATGGCTGAAGTTTATGCAACAGGTCTCTTAACCAGAGTAGTTGATCCTGGACGGCTGCGCAGTAGGCGCATTGTCCTGGATCACCTATTCTGGCGAATCCTGTGTCAAATCAGAAACATAAAGTATTGTGCCGAGCCATCGGTCAGGGAATCACCCTAACACGAGGGTAGTCTTTAGAGGAGAGTGAATTTATGAGTGCTGTTTACATGCCGCCGGCCTCCCCGGAACACTTCCGGGTACTCCGGCGGCTTACAACAGCCCTCGAATCAAGCTGCTATAGCTACGTGCCACGCTCTCAGATAAAGACAACGTTATTGCCAAACGAGGTACACAAGGAGGTTGCGTATTTATACCCGCTGGGTAAATAACGCGGGGAGTCATCCTTAGAGCAACGATGCTCCCCGCGTAAACCCAGCTGGTTCCAATCATCAGCCTGTAGCAAGACAACAGACCTATGAGTGTACCTGCAAACAACCATGTGAATTGCATCACGACTTATCAAGAGTATGAGGTTTAATATCACGTGAGTGGTATACCTGCCGCCTGCCGTTATCCCCGCAGGCGCAGGTATCCAAACACGGGATCGAATCAAGAACATATATCCATGCAACATAATACATGAGATAAGTCATGCGCATTGCAGCGATGTCTGGCAAGTTCTGAGACTTCATCGAACGTTTCATTGATTCTGAAGCCAAGGATGGGGAAGCGTACGCTTCCTGAGGTTGGCTTCATAACAATGCCACGCCCTTAATCAAAAACTTAAAGCAATGCAACGTATCAGGTTGAGTCAGACTAGGTTATTGCGAGCCGAATGGTGCGCAAGGAGAATAGATTGTACAATACGGTATCAATCATCCTGAAGATCCAGGTGGTTACCTGGATCTGTCAGGACTTAGATACAGTATTAATCAAGACCTTATAGTTACGCAACAGATTCTCTGAGCGCACTCCCATTAACCAATATTTAAGAATTATGAACAGCAGATTACTAAAGAAGCTTGAGGAAATCAAGAAAGAGTACGAAACGTCAGAAGTTTGCATGGGCGAGATGCTTGATTCAGTAAGCGCAGACGGATTCTCTATCGAGGATGCTCACTGGTTGTATATGCGTGCAATGGAGTGGGCGAACGGAGATAAGTTCTATATCCACGTCGGAGAAGACGAAGATGTACTGAGTAAGGATGAACTCGAAGAAGCCAATTTGATAGTGCTAGAATAAGCACTATCCCTATTAACCAATACAATAGAATTATGACATACGACGAGATTATCAATGCAGTTGAGAATGGTGCTAAGTTCACCGTCAACTTCCAGAAGAGGACATGTAGGGTGAATGGTAAGATAGTAATGTCTGAGGAAGATAAGCCGAAAGATACACCTTACCTGACACATGCAGTAGTCCTGTTCGCAATAGAACAGAGATATATGGCATACAAACATTCTGTGCCGTCTGAGCGTTCTGAATCCCATCGCCGCTACTACTTCAAGGCTTTGCCCGAGAAAGAGCTCTCAGACGAAGATATGATGTATGGTGAGCGACGAGAGGTAGCTAGATGTAAGCTGGAGCTATACATACTGATTCAGCTTCTAAGAGGCAACCTTGCATGGGAGAACAGGTGGGGAAGATGGTTCTGGAAGTCTGAAAATGACAGGGACCTGATTATCCTCAGAGACTGGGTTGAGCCAAACAAGGGTGGGGCGTAAGCCTCATCCACTAGAGTTAAATAAATTTTTAGTAACCAATTTAAAATTATTAGAATTATGAAGCAGATTGTAACAATCACTGGTGAGAACTTGAACATCGTAACTAACAATGTAGAGGCTACAGCAGCTACCGGTAAGAAGACCAAGGCGCAGATGCGTCTCGAAGCTCTTAAGGCAGCAGGTGTTGATACTAGTAAATATTTCCCTCTCGGTGATGATCAGCTTATCAAAATCGAAAATGGTGCGGCTGTTCCTGTTGATATGGACGATGCAACCATCGATGCGGTAGGCAAGCAGATTGTCGAGGGTGGATACGTAAGTAACTGGAAGCTCTTCCGTCGTTGGGTGATGAGTCAGATATTCCACATGTTGCGAGACATGGAGAAGGACGGCAAGTCATTCAACGAGGTATTGCAGAAGAAAGGCTACGAGTACCAGTGGCGCATGTTGGAGAACGAGCTGTATGCTCAGATGAAGATGTGTGACCACAATGACTACGAGAATCTCAAGGCGAGAAATCGCTGGTTCAACGGAGTTGTAGCACACGATATGGCTATTGACTATATTAACAAGCTTCGCAGCTATATTGACGACAAGTGCATCTACACTGTCAAGGAAGACAAGGATGGAAAAAAGAAGAAGACATACAAGCATACCTGCAAGGGTAATCCTTATATCCGTCTTCAAAACGAAAACATCTTCGTCGATGACTTGGAGAGAAAGGTATACACTCCTCTCCGTGACCTTGCCAACAAGATGGGTGCTGTAGAAACCTACAAGGAACTCTACGATGCCGTTCGCAAGTTCAACAAGAACCGCAAGCATCTCGCATGGGATACCAAGCAGGCTGATGCGTTCATTACTGCCTACAAGGGTTCAGGTTCCTACTACACGATGAGAAACCTCATCATGTTCCACGGAGCAAGATTCCTGAAGAACGGCCGCAAGATGTCAGAGACCAACTCATTGAAGGAGCTTGAGTCTAAAGCAAAGCTATACGACGAAGAGGGTTGGAGAATGCTCGGTGTTCTCAAGCAGCTTATCAAGGAATCTGGCATTAACATCCAGGGCAAGATTCTTGAGTGGAAGAAAGCCAAGAGCGAGAACAAGTAATCATCAGACGTAAGGTTCGCCGCCTAAAGAATGGTGGCTCGGCAGAAATTCACAAGAGCTTCTTCAACGAAGGATCTCCTCCAGTCACTACTGGAGGTAATCCTTCGAGCTAAAGCTCTCTAGATCGAACTATTAAAGCAAGGCGCCAGCCGGGGACCATTCTAGCCAAAAGTCGGTTACTGATTCGGTAACCGATTCAATGTTTAACCAAAAAAATAAAGAATTATGAAGGAAATAAAGAAGATGATTGATACGAGCAAGCTTACTCCTGCTCCTCTAGATAACAAGAATGTTATGCTTGACTGGTGGGAAGAGAACATGTTCGATGATGAAAACTATGCATTCTCCGGGAATACATACCTCGGATTCATTGCCGGTGTCCCGGTAATGGCTACCATCAAGGATAATTTTGTTGAGCTTAAATGCATTCCGCAGCCATTCCGCAGTATGGATAAGCTTGACGATTTCGGAAATGCGGTAATCAGAAATATAACGGGAGACGACTGTCACCTTCTTACCGCAGTGATTTCGGAGCATAAGCAGTACATAGATGACGAGCGCGAGGAAGATATGAAACTTCTCGTAACATTCTCCATCTATAATGGAGAAGCTATAATTTCATTTCACTGGAATGTGCCGAAAGATTAGCCAAACATGCCAGTCGCTAGAAGCGGCTGACTACTCATATCATAACTAAATTTTGTTTAAATGGTTCAAGCCGGTCTGTCGTGAGACACGCCGGTTTTTGTTCCCCAAGTTTAACCAATTTTAAATTAGAATTATGAGTAGAAATTACTGGACATTAGGTAAGGAAGGAATGAAGACTCGTCTGTCAAAGGCACAGGCAGCTTATGAGAACGCAGTAGAGAACGTCAGCGACTTGCATGTCAAGATCAGTGATGGTAACAACAAATTGGGGGCAATCCCATCCGTATCGCTTATCCCTGTAATGGATTGCGGTAACTGCGCAATCTGTGCAAAGAGCTGCTACGACCTCCGCAACGACTTCATCTATAAAGAGGTTATCAAGACGAGAGCTATCAACTCCGCAATCTACCACGAAGATCCTGAGAGATTCTTCAAGGAGATTGATGATTACCTCAACTACCGCTATCCTAGAGCATTCAGATTCCATATCGGCGGTGACATCCAGAATAAATGGTATCTTGACAAAATGTGCGAGATTGCTCGCAAGCATAAGGATACCAAGTTCCTGGCGTTCACGAAGATGTTCGATGTGTGTAACGAGTACCTTGATGATGGAAACGTCATTCCTGAGAACATGCACATCTTATTCAGCGGATGGCTTGGTCTTAAGATGGATAACCACCACGGATTTCCGGAGGCGCATCCTATCTTCGAGAGCGGAACGTCTGCTCCGGAAGGAACACGTCTGTGTACCGGAAACTGTACAGAGTGTCTGAAGGAAGACAGACTATGCTGGTCCATCGGGAAAGGTCAGGCGGTAGGATTCCTCGCACACTAGCCAAATGCCCTCTTCGGAGGGTACTATGTTTAACCAATTAAAATTTTGAATTATGGCAACAGCAAGAATAGGTACAAGAATGCTCAAAGCTTCTGACATCATGAAGAGAAAGGGCATTGTCCAGAAACAGATGGACATGGACAAGTTCAACGAGGTTGTAGAGAATTTCTTTATGACCCATGAGCCTAAGGAGACGATTCTCCTAACTCCGAAGAGATTCATCGAGATGGATAACCCGCCAGAGGGAGACTTCATTGACTATCTCGACGTGAACATATGGGCAAAGAAGAGTGAGGACCTGGATGATCCGTTCGACTTCACCGACTATCAGTTCATGAAGAAGACCGGAATGCTCCGTCCTATCCTTATGGTGAACGAGCCTTTCATCGGCAATGCTGCCGGGTGGCTGAGAGATTTTTGTGGATTCACTGTGAAGAGCAGAACACGAAAGAAGAAGAAGGAATACATCGTGTCTCTGCCGGTGTAAAGCCGAACAAGGCGTGGAACATTATTGTTTCACGCTCCCAGTATTAACCAATAAAAATTAAAAATATGAATGATTTTTTAAAATTAGCAGAGGATTTAGGATGGAGTTATAATGTTGACGATACACCTAACGAAAGAGGTGAGGTTTGCGTCGAGTTAGAGAAGTATTCCCCACAAAACCAAGATTTCATCGCCACAATTTGGTTCGAGAATGGCAATAAGTCTGACTTCATGGATAAGTTGTATCAATATTATAGCGACTTCGATCCTGACGAGGAAGCCAGTAAATGGATTGGCGAGGATGGACATGGTGCTAACGGCGCGCCATACAAATTATCGGATATTTTGCAAGATATGGAGGATTGCAAGGATATGCTACTAGATTTATGGCACGAGTATTTTTACGATGAGTACCCAGAAAATCGTCCAAATGAGACCGACGAAGGGAAGCGACTCGCAGGAGAAATCGAGGAGAAATCCGGAAAGTATTACCACTCGTGCTCTCTACAGAATTATCCGAGCGGTAAGTATGGCGTTATCATTGATGGCTGCCAGAAGTTTCTGTCGGAATGCAAGGAAGAGGCATTAGCCTATATGAAAGGCGTGCTTACGGGTCTTGATATCGAAAGAAAAGACTAAGCCAAACAAGCCTGCCGGAAACGGTGGGCATCAAGTTAAACCAAAACATTAAGATTATGGATAGAAAAGTATTGAAAGACAAGATTGATGAGTTGCGTTCAACAGCAAAGATGGAACTTGCATGCACCATCCGTGAGATAATGAGAGAGCACAATGTGAGCAGAAAGGTGTTCGATTGGCCTGTACTTGCCGGCGACAACAGGGAGGTGAACATCGTAGAAGTAGGCGACAGCGATACAGCTATCCCTATCATTCATAGCCGATGCACTTCTTTAGGGTTTGAGTTCCCGGAAGCAAAAGCTATCGATGACGATATACCAGTTGACCTTCTTGCAGACATCGCTACTAGTCTGAACGACGAGCTGAACGGCTATATTGGTGTCTATGCTGCAAAGTATAAGATTGCCTACAATGATGGAATTTTCATTCCTAAGGAGAATCCGTACGTATTCCGGGCAGAATCATATAAAGATGCATTGGATGAGGCGGAAGACTACATGCGTGTGTGGAATGACCATAATGGTTCTACCCTAAGACTCGTATCAGTCGAGAAGCAGACTGCTTCGGAAGGTTAAATTAGCGTTAAAAACGGCAAAGACGATGGTTTATATTATAAACTTTTCGTATCTTTGCCACTAGTAACCAAAATTATAGAATTATGACAGAAGAAATAAGAATCAAGACAAGAGATTGGGAGAGACTTCTTAGCTACACACAGCAGCAGAAGTACAAGACTGCCATCAAGCAGGGTTGGTTCGCCAATTATCACAGCAACGCCTGGAGGCATGACACGTTCTATGGCGCATACATCTGGAAATATCCGAAGCTTATTAAGGTTGTAAGGATGTTCGAAGAGATGCTTGGACATAAGCCATTATGGGAAGACATCACAGACGACAATCTGCGCGACCTCTTCGAGAAGATCCAGGAGAACTACGCTCCTAACTCGGCAAGAACCGTATGTGCAACCATCAAGGCTGTGATACGTGAGAACGATGCTACCAGGGAAATTCCTAGTCCTACGTTCGGCAGAATACTTAGAGCGAAGGCTGTGCCGGTCCAGTCTGTATATCTCTCTGATGAGGAGATAAACAGAATCATAAAGTACAACCCTCACGGGAAAACAAAAAGATATGTTCAGAGAATGTTTATCATGGAATGTCTCTGTGGCGCACGTTACAGCGACTGCCAGAGAATGACGGAAGAGAACATAGATGATACCGGACACTTCCTCGTGTATGTTACTCAGAAGACAAAGACCGAGGTAAGGGTTCCACTTCACAAGAAGCTCCGCAAGTTCCTCGTATGCGGTACTGGTGACGAGCCTCTTCCGGGTGAGATAGGTGAAAGGACGTTCAATAGAGCACTCCGCGATATCTGTCGTGACTGCGGAATAGATACGAATACAAAGGTGTTCAAAGCTGGAAAGGAAGAGACCGGAAAGAAGTATCGGTTCGTATCATCCCATACCGGCAGACGCTCGTTCGCAACGAATCTCTCAAAGAAGGGAGTGCCGTTGGAGCAGATTGCCGTCATGATGGGACATACTAGTAACGGTATGCCGAATATCCAGATGACACAGCGCTATATCGTCGGTAAGACCGAGATTGACAGCAATACACTGAGATTGTTCGGCGTCTATGAAGAAGACCTCGATAACGGTATAGATGAGGATTAAGCTAAAACTGGAGGTGGTTAGAAGCCATCTCCTGCCATTGTTTAACCAATTAAAATAATGAATATGGTAGAAGATTATACAGTAGAAGAGTTGAATAAACTCATCAATGAGTGTCGGAAGAAGTACGAAAAGCTAGAAAAGGAGACCGTTATGAAGGCTCTGACTGGCGAGATTGGTACGAACTCCGCAATGGTGGAAGAGTTGGAGATTCTCAACATCCACTATCACGATGAAATGGATGAGTACGATATCACTGCACCTGACCTGAATCCAGATCTTATCGATAACTTCAAGAGGGCAGAGCGTGATGGCAAGAACGTCATCTTCGAGGCACAGGAATATCTTAAGATCCTGGGAATGTGCGAAGAAATGTTCAACCAGAAGCTATGGGTCAACGAAGATGGCCACATATGCGATGAAGAAGGTAATAGACTTTCCGCCGACAGAGAGCATCGTGTTTTCGAAGTTGTTAAGTGCGGGAAATAAGATATTTCTAGTTTTTCATAGCTAGATTGTTTAAATGAGTGTCCTCTCTTGCCCGTGAGGGTAGGAGGGGATTTTTTTAAACGGCCCCGATTAGCCAAAAATAGGGAGCTTCGGCTCCTGCCAATTAATAACCCATACAGCCCTCGACAGCACGGTTAAGTCATTAGCGAATGGCAAGAGAAACAAAACATATTACACTTCTTGATGACGGCGAGAGTTTACTATTCGACATTAGCAAGTGCGATAATCTTGGAGAGGCGATTCTTGCTGACTACATATATTGTCCAACTGACGAGCAATTAAAAGAATCGATTTCCCTTTGCTTTCCAGATAACGCTTCTCATCAAGAAATCTCATTCAAGGAACTAAAATCGAAATTTTCGAAAGTTATTCCCGGCAGAAGAAATGTGTATTACGTGGCTGTTTACAACGAGAACCACGAAAAGATTGCGGTCGTTACAAGCAACTTCTTCGGTCGTCCAGGATTGTTTTATGCAAATTCAAGAATTGATGCCGACTTGTTTGGAGATAAAGATGAGGCAGAGGAACTAATAAGGAAAGTTGAATCGAACGGAATTTGTAACAAGCAGCGATATTTAGCTATGAAGAAAGAATCTCCTGATGTACAATACAAGATAATAGAATGGAAGTTCTAGACCACAACTAGCCGCTTATCACTTAACAGATAGGCGGCTATTTTATTAAGATAACCACCAAAAAAGCAACGAAAATCACACTTTTTTCTTAAACTACGTTAATTGTAAATATTCTGTACTTTAATGAATATTGCAATCAGCTGTTTTTACTTCGCTTGAAACATCTAGCTATACCAGTATCTTTAAAACGTTTGTCCTCACTTTTTACTTTAATAAGTACGGTTTATGGTGAAAACAGAAATATTGCACGGAATAGAAAATCGTCGTATCTTTGCAGTGCTTGTTAGTAGTTGCGCACTAAGCAGCGGACATATTGAGTATATTTAAGTGATTATTCACTTCCCTATACGAAACCCTATCCAGAGTTCGGAGCGCAACACGAACAAAGGATAGGGTTTTCTTCCTTTTTCGGTCTGACAGGTAGTCTTGGTGGCTTGTCGGCTAAATACACTCGGCTACACAGACTTTAAACCCACGTCACAAGAGGTGCATGGTGACACCGCAGGAACTGAAGGCAGAAGGCGGGCAGGGCGGGGCGTACCCCGAAAGCTGCTTAGGTTAAGTGCTGTACGATTTGGCAACTGACCCGACCGAAGGGGCTCATTATACTGGGTTCATGTAACTTCGAGTGGAATATTCCTACCAAGCTCTCATCGTTTCAATGACTGATGGGGGTAAGGGGGAGAACCACTCTCTCAGAGGTCTATTGCCTGTTTCATATAACCTTTTTAAAAAAGAATATTAATATCATAAATTGTAGAGATTATGAAGTATGATACAAGACAGATAGGAATAAAGTCCCCTGACGGCTTGCTCGTAGAGAAATGTAGGATGCCACTTGATGAGCTTACTAACCGCCGTATGGCGTTATGTAACAAATTTAGAGAAGATATGAATAATCTGGCAACCGAGTACGCAGTAAGAAATTCCAAGTTTCGTGTTGGAGATATTGTAAAAGTCGGAATCGGTAGTCCTATATATGAAGATATACCTTGTGAGATTATAGAGGTGCTTGGTAGCTATAAAGCCATGATGGCACAAGGACGCCCGGCAATCATGTATGTTGTCCAAGATTACAATTCCAGAGAATGTCACAAGGTTGCGCAAGATCAGATTGTCTGCAAACTTTCATAATGTCAGGAATATGACATTTAGTTAAATACTACAAACATTAGTTCTATGGCAAGAATAACAAGAAACAAAGCTGCCGAGATACTGGGAGTATCAAGACAGACTATCAGCAACTACATCAAGGAAGGCATCCTTGGAAGCTACGTAGGTGAACACGGCATCCTGTATGTCAACAGCGAGGATATCGAGAAATATGCTCAGAAATACAAGATGATTGCAGCAAACGAGAAGATGATTGACGAGAAGCTCAAGGAAGTCGAGTATCGCAAGCGCGCAATCAACGTAGAGCTCACTGAACTGAGAGACAGAGCTACCGCAAACGGCAAGCTGGCTGCAAACGCCGTAGGCATGCTGTTCGGTGTAATTAATGCAATGTCACATCTTGGTGTATTACCGAATCTGACCTATCGTGAGTCCAGTCTTCTCAAGGACATCATTAACGGAATGACCTATGACGAACTGTCAATCAAGTACGGCGTGTCTGCAACGAGAATCAGGCAGATTGTAGAAAAGACTTGCAATAAACTCACCTACAACGAGGATATTGCCATTGCTGAGCTCTCAACGAACAGAACCTTGCAGTATGAGGTTGAGCGCCTGAAGAAGGTAATCAAGTCGCTACAGGTAAGCTTCGACGAATACCGGCGCGCGAAAGGAGACAAGCCTGTCAGTAGCGCAGTTCTTCCTCCGCTGATCCTTTCCAGGGATTTAAAGGACTGTGGCTTCTCTGTCCGCATCCTGAATGCACTCAAAGGCTTCGACGTATATACCGTAGGCGACTTGGTTCGTAATCTCCGGGGAAGGTCAGAGCTTATGAAGCTCAGGAATCTTGGCAGGAAGAGCGTCTGGGCTATCCTTGACTTCGTTGAGGAAAACAATCTCGACTTCAAGGAGAACGGAGAGTCTGAGGAAGACTTCTACATCAGACTCAATAACAAGTTGTCAAACCAAAAAGATTAAGTATATGAAAATAAGACTAAACAAGTGTACTGACCGTCTGGAAATCAGAACCGAAAAGAGAATGATAGCCTTCAGTTGCGATATTCTGAAAGGTTCTTATTACCTAGTACCGACTGTAAGATTTGACGTCAGTAGGGCATACGGAGAGAAGAGCATCTGGTTCTTCTTCCTAGGTGCTTTTGTGTTGATTGATATTTTTAAAATAAAAGACTAAGTATATTTTTTTAATTTTTAAACATTATGAGTGTAAAAAACATTATTTTGGCATCAGTACTCGCAATAGTAGTACTCGCCGCAGGTTCAGTTATCGGTTGTTATTTCCATTACAACAACCAGGAAATCTCACTTCGCCAGCAGTCAGAGGCTCAGCGTGGCAAGATTGAGGGTGTTCACGACAAGATGTGGAAGGTTCTTCAGCAGAAGGCACAGGTTACGGATGAGTACAAGTCCGCATTCGAGTCCATCTATCCGAAACTTATCGAGGGCAGATACTCAAAGGGAGACGGCTCTCTTATGAAGTGGATCAAGGAAAGTAATCCTAACTTCGACGTTTCGCTCTACAAGGACCTCATGCAGTCCATAGAGATTCAGCGCTCCGAGTTTCAGACATCACAGGAGAGAATGCTCGATATCATCCGTGAGCACGAGACGCTCGTGAAGACATATCCGGCGAAGTGGTTCATATCTGACACCAAACCTATCGAATACAAGGTTATCTCCTCATCCAAGACAAAGATGATCATGCAGCTTGGAGAGGATAACGACGTAGACCTGTTCAAGAAATAACAGCTTATGGAAATATTCATATTCCTAATCCCATTCGTGGTTGCTGCTTTCCTGTTGATTTTCTTCAGGAAGCAGACCACCTGGTGGGAATACGCAGTACTCATTGTTCCTTCCATCCTCATAGGTATCCTCATGGAGTTCGTGTTCAAACAGTCAAATGCTGCTGACACGGAGTATCTCGGAAGCTACGTTACAAGAATCCGTCATTACGATGCCTGGAATGAGTACATACACCGCACGTGTACAAGGACCGTTGGAAGCGGAAAGAATCAACGTACGGAAACATACGATTGTTCGTACGTAGACAATCACCCTGAACGTTGGACTTATTTTGATGCTAGGAACAAGGAAGAATACTTCATGACCGACAACGAGTTTAATGTAGTCAGAAAGATTCTCGGAACCAAAAGCGTGTTCATTGATATGCACAGGGATTACTACACTAAGGATGGCGATGCTCAGGAATGGGCGTGGGATGGTTCCATTGAAAACTCGTACACATTATCTTCTGAGCACGATTATAAGAATAAAGTGAAAGCCTCACGTTCTATTTTCAAGTTTGAGGATATTGATTATCAGCAGGCACGAAAGCTTGGACTGTTCGAGTATCCGGATATCGTTCTTTATGACCAGGACCCTGTGCTTGGACTGAAGATCCCGAAGAATCAGGAGAAGGCGATGAGATGGCTGAACGGATACTATGGCGAGCGGAAGCAGTTTAGGGTGTTCGTCCTGTTCTTTACGAACAAGCCGGAAGAAATCGTTGAAAAGCAGCGCTCATACTGGCAGGGCGGCAACAAGAATGAACTTGTCGTGTGCGTCGGTATTGACAAAAACAAGAATGTCAAGTGGTGCAACGCATTTTCATGGTGTGATAGCCCGGTCGTAGGCGTTAAGAGTAGAGACTGGTTTATGAGCAATCCTGTAAATCTCGAAAAGTACGCCGAGTATATCGGTCCGATTGTAGAAAAGGAATGGCACAGAAAGAACTTCGAGGATTTTGATTATCTTACCATAGAGCTTACCGACGGGCAGTACTGGGCTATCATTGTTCTCCTGCTGATATTCAATATTGTAATGAGCTCCTGGATTATTTCTAACGATTATAAAAACGATTTGTAGCGTATGAAAGAAAGATTAAAAATGATTTTCGACCGCATCGACATCTTTGTCGTGTGCATTGTCATCGGGCTATGCTTCTGTATTGTGGAAGCCTTTCTTGGAATCTGGAACATGTTTGCTGATTGCTTCTTCATAACTCTCCTTGCTACCGTATGCTGCTACATCCTCCGCTGCAAGGAGAAGCTTCAAATAGAGCTGATAGAGACAAAGGAGAAGCTGAAGGAGGCAGAGAAGAATGCAAATGGTAATCTCTTACAGCTGCATCAATATTCAAGATATGCTAGTTTAGTATGCCTGTACAGGAATTTATGGAGAGAAAAATGCCGCTTAGCGGAGGCTAAGGTTCTCTACTGTAAGAGAAAGCTTACTACAAGTGGCCTATTGGAACATATGAGGATTCGCGAGGAAAATATGGCCGATATCGAAAAATGTATCCAACGAAATATAGTCGATTTCGAAAAATGTATCCAACGAAAAAAATGACGAATACAATAAAAGCATGAACAACAAGTAATTTCTTGCGTATCTCAGTTTTTTTGTATATTTGTATCTGAATGCTGTATGTGAATTAAGGCAGAGCACTATTTCGCTGCTACTCTCTTTCCCGGCGTCTGACACTTACCCTATGTCGACGCCGGGTTTTTCTTTACTGTTTATTCAGATAGTCGATGACTTTTCGGTTCGCCTCGTCAACTGCCTTGTTGTCGTATTTGACATAGATGGCTGTAACCGTCTTCTCCCATACGGAGTGTCCCAGTGCTCGACCGATTGTTTCGAGTGAAATACCTATCTCTGACGCAAACGTCGCCCAGCTATGCCTGTTGTAGTACGAAGAAATCTTGCTGTCGATAGGGTGAGGTGATGACTTTCTCATATCCTTAGGATCCTTCGGGCCAATCCTTCTCAGCGTACGGTTCATGTTGTTCGTGAAGTGGTCCACGTCGAAAGTTCCTGCGTCTTCGAAGAACCTGAGCAGGTACTGCGGCTTTCTGCTGCGGTATCTGCTTATTATCTCCATAGCCTCTGGCTCAACCTTGATGTCGTACAATCTACCTGTCTTGTTTCGGTAGTAGCTTATCCTACCATTGTGGAAATCCTCCTTCTTTAGTGTCAGGAGGTCCGAAACATTGATACCTATGAGGTAGAACCCCAACATGAAGAAATCGCGGTACAGAGCCTGCTTGCCGTGTAATTTGGCATCCCTAAGTTCTCTCATCTGCTCCAGTGACAGACAGCGCTTCCTGGTTTCCTCCTTTTTGAGCTTGATATAGTGGAACGGAAAGTTCTGCGTCTTACCATCATCGATGGCCTTCTTGAATACTGCCTTGATGTGTGTGATGTCGTTCGAGATACCATTGGCCTTCCTTCCCTTATCCATCTCATGCCTGATGAACCCTTCAAGCCAGTCCTTGGTTATGGTGTTGAAACTGCACTTACCGTCGTATGCCTCTACGCATCGGTATGTCCTATCGTAGCTTCTCCTGGTATTCGGCCTATCTCTTGTCTCAGCGAATGCCTTCATGAAACTGAGGAACGGAGACTTGTCTTCTTTCTTTGCTCCCGTACAGATCTCCTTCAGATGTTCCTTCATCATATCCGGCGACTCGTCATGATGGTCAAGGGCATAGCTCTCACACTTGGCATACAGCTCAGCAAGTCTTCTCGTCTTCGCTTTTGCTGACTTATCAGACTTCGGAAACATCATGCCGGTGAACTTCTCGGTTGTCTGCAACCCGGTATAGACATAGAACCTCTTTGTCATGTGGGTTACTGAGAAAAATACCTTGTTTGTCTTTGACTCTACATATACCTTCATAGCGATGATTTCTTTTGTAATCCTTCAATCTACATGCAAGCCACACTTGCATATTACTTGCAAAAAGTAACCTCAGATTACCTTAAATTACCTTTTTGTGGCATTTTTATGTAAAATAAAAGGATTGTTATTTTACTACTATTGCTGATACACAGAGACTTACATAGTTAGGATGCCCAATTTTGTACTGTAATCAT